CTATTTTGTAGGGCTTACCACCTCCCCAACGCGTCGGTAAACACGCCTCGTTATCTCCTCTTTGGAGTGTCCCAGCAGCCGGCTGGCGTGGCTGATGTCCTCGATCTCCGAAGCCGCCTTCGGTCGGATATCGCGGAATTGGAATTGCCGAACTTTGGTTGCCAGGTCCGTGTTGCCATCGGCGATCAACTTGCGTGCCGCCTTATCCCGCGCCTCGCTGAAGCGGTTTCTCAGCATCTCCCAACTCATGCGCAGGCCCGAGTCGTTGGTGATAAGGCGTGAGTTGCGCACGCCCTGCAGCTTCCGCCGCTCAAGTAGCGCCTCTATGAACAGGCCAAGGCCGGTCAGTTCGCCGTTGACGTGACGCCGAATGCGCAGCTTCTTTTCGGTCTTGTTCTGGTCGACCCACAGGTAGTCTTCGTCGAGATCGACAGTGCTGAACTTCAGCGTATCTGCAGGCCGCTGGCCAGCCAGATAGGCCAGGTCCATCGCATCCTTCAGCCCCTGATCCCCTTCGAAGTACACTGCATCCCACACCTCATCGGCTGCATAGAAGTCGCGGACCTTTTCCTTGTTGCGGCGAACTGCCAGGCATGGGTTGCGCTCGGCGAAGCCCCACTCCATGGCCATGGTAAAAACATGCGAGAGAAGGGCAATCTCCCGGTTTGCCCGAGTCTTGGCAGTGCGCGCATCGCGATACTGGGCAATGACCGGCGGGCTGATGGCTTCGATCGGCGCCTCGGCGAAGGCCTTGCGCAGTCGTTCCAGCTCGTACTTGTTGTCTTTCTGAGTGCGTGGCGACTTGGTTGGCATGATGTCTCGCTCATACCGGTCGAACAGTTCGCCCATCGTCGCCATTACCTTCGGCTTCGCCTTCTGTTCTAGGCGCGCCCATTCCAACTTGGCTTCAGCCAGGTCCTGCCCCAATGGAATTTCGATTCGCCTGCCATCAGTGTCCCTACCGCAGTAGTAGTAAGCTACCCATAACTTTCCGCTTTTTCTTTTCCTGACCCGCCGAAGCATTCGCTCCGGCAGGTCACGGTTTGCTTTCATTCTGCTGCGCACTTTTTACCCCACGCGCGATAAGTCCAATGTCCAAGTTTCTGCCGTAGCATTCGTTGCCGAGGGCTTCACGCCAGCCATCTTGAGCCGGGCATACACCCGGCCAACAATTGGCCGTCTGGCCCGGGTCAGCGTGTACTGCCAGCCGTTGTTAGCCAGCCACGCGATTTGCTTGCTCGGAATCTGATAGCCAGTGATTCGCACCACCTCTTCCTCGTCGAGAAACTCGCTTGCAATTTCCATAGCATGGTCTCCACGCCGCCGGTGGCGGCAGGTTGGTGGTCAGGCCTTGGCCGGGAACCACTCGTTGTCATATTCGAACTGACTGACCAGCTCGACAGATATATGTGGGATCTCGCGCTCAAAGCGCAGCGTGCCGTAATGGCGATCGATGAAGGCCTTCGCCTCCTCGACGAAACGTTCCTTGAAAATGCGCAGCAGGTGATCGGCCGCCTTCTCGAAGTCCTCCTCGCGGTAGTTGCCTTCGGCTAGCCCGCCGTGGCATACCCGCCACACGCAGCGCTTGGGCTGGGCCTCGGCCGCCTGGATCTTCAGCGCCATCTGGTCGCGGGCGTAGCGCAGCTGATCCAGGGTTAGTGTTTCCACCCACTGGTCGGTGCCGACGCGCATGGTATGGCCGTGTTCGCACTTGATTTCGGGCATGGTTCATCCTCGCCCGCGCATGTCGGCGGGCTTGAGTCGTTGGGGGAGGGGTTAGGCGAGTTCGGCGGCGAACGCGTCGACCAGGGCCTGGCTGGTGAAGTTGATCGGAAGAGCGTCGGTGCTCTTTCCGTCGCTGATGAGTACCCAGCCGTTTTTGTACAAGGTGCAGGTGTTGCGGCCATGCTGGATCTTGGCGATCGGCAGGCCACCGAATGGGAGCCAGCGATTGATACGGTAGAACAGCTTCATCGCGGCCCCCTGTAGATCAGGTAGGCCATATAGGCGATGGCGATCATGGCATCAGCTCCTTGGGCACGCAGACGACGTTGCCGGCCACCTTGGTTATGACGGCTCTGCAGATCGCTACAAGCGGGCTCGGGCCCATCAGCCAGTCGGTGGGCTCATTCGGCCTGCTGGGGTAGGCCGTCCAGCCGCCCCGCACTGGGCCATCGCCGATCTGATGCTTTGTCTTCAGTGGCCCTCCAAGCATCCAGCTCTCTTGCGGGTTGTACCGCTCGCACCGCTCGGTTGCCTCGCCGCGGTACCGGACGAACACCCTGGCCGGCGCGCCGTAGTGCGGCTTGGCCACATGCACATCCAGCCCCTCGGCCTTGGCGACCGCCCAGGCCAGTTGCTCGCCTACCAGGTCGGCCGTCTTCACTTCGATCAGGTCGGTCATGGCTGCACCCGCTTGAACTCGACGACCCAGACCCAGGGGTTGCCGATCCATGATTCGTCGCCGTTTATGCTGCTCCAGAGGCACTCGAATAACTGGGCTGCAGTCAGCGTTTCGTCGGCGTCTGGCGCGTGGCGGAGAAAGCCAACGCCTTCCGCCTCGGCCTGCTCCTCGCTGATGTCCTGCAGGAGCTCTACGCGTACGTCGGTGACCTCCAACAGGATGCGGCTATCGCGCCGGCGCATGTGAATGCTCGGTTTCCACGGACCGCCGTAGTCGGTCCGGTTATCGCACTCGCGATAGACCACCCAGTTTTCGCCAGGCGCCTGCGCCACATTGATCTGCGCCCAAGCTTCGCGCACCCACAGACGGTCACCTGGCTGGCCATAGGGGCAGGCAATCGGGTGCTCAGTCCCTTGATCATCCATGGAGCTCTCGTCGAACGTGTGCATGGGTCGCCAAGACCCATCCTCCTGCTGGTGGAGCTCGAACGATACTTCGAAGCCCCGCATGCTCGGCTTGATAGGGCGGCGTGTGACCGTCTTCCGGCCCTCCAAGATGGCTCGGGCCATCGGCCCGCTGAACAGGATCGGGCGTTCCTTTGCTTGAGACATAGCTTCGCCTTGGCCGCCATATCGCGGCAGTGAATAGAGGATATAAGGGCGTGGCTTGGTGTAGGATTTATTACCAGCTCTAGGTATCATGCAGGCTTTCAATTGTTGCTTAAGAATGTTTTAGAGTCATTTTGAAGAGGTTGCCAGTGCTTAAATATCCTGTTCGTGTTGTTGTCGGGGGCAAGAAAATTGTGCACTCTCAGCTTGTCCATTTGCAGGGGCAAGAAGAGTTCAAAATCTACTTGGGCGAATGGTATTGTCGCATTAGGTTTAAAGTCGATGACAAAGGGTCTCGTTATGCGGCCGTTATTGAAAATGACACTCTTTGTCTTGACTTGTATAACCATAACAATAGCTTTGATGAAACTATATTCGAGCCTTTTGTTATAGCTGGCTCAGAAGATGGTGACATTTATTTGTCATATGGCACGCACATCATCGATCCAGTAAAGAAGATTCGTGCTTTCGAATTTGTGTTGTGGATGAATGAGTGATGAATGGCATACAGCCTCGTGTTCCAGAAGGTTCGGGTGTTGGCCCTAAAAAGCCTGAGGTGAGCAATTCTAGAACTTCCAGTGGAAGGCCGGCTGAAGGTCAATATACAAAGCAAATTGGTTCTGGGGAAAATGCCCGTAATTCTTTTATTTACATCACGATACTTTGGAGTTTTATTATCGGATCTGTTACGTGTGGGGCGATTTATATCAGGACCTTCGCACCTCCCGATATGTCGGCGCAGGAGATAGTAGAGGCAATGCGCGGTGTCTGGAGTATTTTTCTTCCAATAATAACGCTTGCTTTGGGCTACGCTTTCGGAAAAGGAAAAAAGTAACATGAATAATAGAGGCGGCAAAGAAGCCGCGGATGCTCTGGATTCAAGGTATTACCCTGCTTTCCTCGATGAAAAGATCACTCTTGGTCTTTGAAAAAGTTCTGATCAAGCAGCTATCAACAGGGCCTCAATCACGCGCTGCCCGGCGAGCGGAGGGACCGCATTGCCGGCCATGTGTATGGTCAGGCGGTGGTTGTCCGGCCGCAGGGTGTCAGCCGGGAACGACATCGCAGCCAAGGCCTCGCTGGCGCTGAGCATCCGCATGCGAACGCCGTCGACCAGCGCCCAGCGGTCCAGGGTGGTTATGGTGCCGATTGGCCTGTTGATGTCGCGCCCCGTGGTGCCGGACCCTTTTCCGTAGTAGGGCATGATGAACCTGTCGCCGAACCGCGCCCGGCCATTTCGCACTCGGTCGAGGGTGGCCTGGGCCCGACCTGGCTTCTCGATCTGCGACCAGCGTCCTGCGTCGAAGTCGAGGAAGGTGCTCGCCGGCACATGGCGCTCCTGCGGCAACTGAAGCATCAGCGGCGCCTTGCTGCGGGTAAGCACCATGAACAGGCGTACGCGGTGCTGTGGCACGCCCAGGTCGGCGCAGTCCACGATGTGCGGTGCCGCCTGATAGCCCAGCGCTTGAACTGCCTGTAGCCAAGCCGGATAGAGCACCCAGTCGGTGAACTCCGGCACGTTCTCGATCACTGCCGCCTGCGGCCGGTGGAACTCCAGCGCCGATACCGGCGCCCAGGCTGTCGAGCGCGAAGCATCGTGCTCAGGGTTGCCCGACTTCTTGCCGCGGGCCTTGGCGTGGCCCTGGCAGCACGGCGAGGCAAGCAGAATGTCGTGCGCCGGAACCTGTTCCCAGCGCGCCTGGTGCAGGTCTTGGCAGACATGTTGCGTTTCAGGGTGGTTGGCACTGTGCCATTCAACTGCCACGGGCCAGTGGTTTGCCGCCCAGAGAACCTGGACGCCTGCGGCGCGCGCGCCGGTGCTCCATCCGCCGAGGCCGGCGAATAGGTCGATTGCTGTGGTCATGGGGCTTTGTCCTGAGTTAAGCGGCGGTGGGGGTAGCGTGGTGGTATTCCATCCAGCCGATTCTCGGCATCTTGGTCTTGGGGTTAATCACCGGCTTGCCCTTGGCGTCGGTGAGCTCGCATTTGGCCCTGATGCGCAGATCGCGGCACTGGCCTGACTTCCTGGCCAGCTCAATGAACTGCTGGGCGTACTGCGGCGCATCGAACAGATGGCTCAGTTGCTTGACCTTCTCGCTGGCCATGATCGCTGCGGCGCGCTGCTCCACGGCCTCATTCCACTCAGCAAGGGTAAGCTGCAGGGGGGGGGGGGGGCGCCGGCTTTCCCGCTTGGCCTGGTCGTCTTGGTGGTCTTCCTGGCCTCGGCCAGCGCTACGTCGGCGGTCATGCCGAAGACTGCGAATGTGCTCATGGTGATCTCCGGGCAGCCACCAGCCTCGCCGGGGTGGCGTGATTCGTTGAAGTGGGGTATTGGTGTGCGACCCGGCGCCGTGCCGGAACTAGGAGCAGTAAATGAGCTGGGAATCCATCTTTTACTGGATTGAGCATCACCCAGGAGCAGCATCATGGGTGCAAGCTGTGGGTGCCATTGCCTCGATCTGGGCCGCGTTTCTGATTGGCAACAAACAGCTTCGGAAGCAAAACCAGATTCGAGATGAGGAGAAACGAGCTCGACTGCATTCTTTCTACGCGGTGGTGAAGAGCGCTGCTCATAACGTGTCCACATTCGGCTCGCTACTGAGCTCCGGGAACTCACTGCCGGCTGTAGAGGAAAACTGGAAGCTCATCTTCGCGCCGCTGTTCAAAACTTCGCAGCGAGCAATTGGAAATTTGCCTTCGCACGAACTGGGAAACTACGAACTGGTCGAGAGCTTTCACTCTCTTGCGGGGAGCATTGATCTAATCATCACAGCCGTCGAAAGGGGGCTTCAGAGTGATGCTTTCGCCGATCAAGAGTTCGCCTACATGCGCGAAGAAGTACTTGTACAGTGCCGGGTTTGCGATTTGAGCTGGAAGCGATTCGAGCTCGCTTGTAAAGACTTGAATCATTCCTGGAAGCTACCCGAGCACCTGCGCTCTATGGTTAAGCGGCACGCACCTTGAAGCTCAGCATCGCCGTTACGTCGCCTTCGAAGCACTCGTCCAGCTCTTGATAGGCCCGGTACTTGGCTTGGCTGCGAGTGGCTACCCAGACGCGGCGCACGTAATGGCGCGCATCGCCCAGCATGTACTTCACGTCATCCCAGTCATACAGACCGTTGGTGAGAACCTCGAACTGCTTCAGCGGCAGTACTTCGGCCATTTCGCCGTACTGCATTTCCCAGGTCGGGTGGTAGTTGCGGATGCGTTTCTTCGGATCGCTGTCGAGGATCACCCCGATGTAGTGGCCTCGATCGGCGATGATCACGCCTGGCTCGCCGTTGGCAATCACGCGGCGCCCGATCTCGGCAGGCACGCCGTAATGCCGGCGAACGTAGTCGCAGTTGTAGCAGCTCATGGCTTTCTCCATGCATGCGCCGCCCTCCGTGAGGTGGCGCCTCAAAATGAAGTGAGGTAGTGTTTTCCCAATTTAAGTGGAGCAGATCAAGAAAATGGAAGTTTGGAATCAGCTTGGGCGTATGCGTGACCTTGTCGATAAATGTGAAGGCAGAACAAAATCAGCAGGGCTAAGTGCAATTGATCATATTGTCAGGGCGAAAGCGCTTATTGAAATAGATCCTCAGATGGCCTGTTTTAGAGCTATTTGTGCAGAGGAGGAGGCTGCAACTAGTTTGCTGGCGTCTATCAAGTGTCATGGTTATCCGCAGAGCGAGTTAATTCATTTGTACTCTCACCCGAATAAGGCGGCAGTAATTATTTTTGTAGCAGCTGTTATTGATTGGTTTTACAAAAGGTTTATCGCAGATAGTGTGCATTTTGGTACGCCTAGGCTTATGTTCACTGATGAACCTGGTCGGGAAGCCATTGAATTACTGTTGCCGCTGCTTGGCACCAATAAAGCGGTCCACCCTAGGCCGCCGCTTGATGTTAGAGTAGAGAATGGGGCCACTCTCCAGAGTATGATTGGGGAATCTATTCAGTTAAAGCTAAAACAGACTTTGGCGAGTGAAATTAAGGGTGCTATTTCAGTTAAGGCAAATCAAAGAAATTTACTACTCTATGCCTCTGATAAGGATTTGCCAGGGGTGATGGCAAAGCCCGAGCAATATGTAATAAATCAAGCCGCTATAGTAAACGCGCTCTTGACCGCTGTTGGGATGGTTGACCCTTGGTGTAAACCGAAATACCCGCACTCTGGATTGGTCAAGTCTGCAGTACTTGAATTTGTACGAATAATGAGAGCAGTTGATACCTCACGCAAGAGGAATCCTGGACAGGCCATGTAGGGGCGCGAAGCCGGCGAGACTAGTTAAAATGGTGAGATTGCCTCACTCCCAGGATCTCGCTGAATCATCAGCATGCTCTTATGGCCTACCGGCTATCGCCAGGGTCACGCTTCAGCTCGGCCCGACTGGCCGCTTCAAACCTTCGCGCTAGTTTTGGCGATATCTTAAAAGCTGGCGCGTCAGGCTTTTTCAGGCGACGCGCCTGCTCTCGATGGTCAGCAGCAATGAACGCCCGGTGCAGGTCCTGCAGCAGCTCCTGCAACTGGGTATAGCCGTGAGCCTTCATTGCCTTGGCCATCTCCGATCGCGTCCCGGCTGCCGACTCCACCGGCAGGATCTCAATACCCAGGCGCTCGGCCTCGGCCTTCTTCCTGTCGCGGTAATCCGCCGAGTGCTTCGCCGCACCCGTCTTCTTCTCGGCCATGGCCGGTACCTCCCAAGCCGCTGGACGGCAAAGTGATCTGCTGCTGGCGCCGGCCATGCCGTGCGCGGTTGAGTACTCGGCGGATCATGCTGACCCGCCGAGAGTGATGCTGTTCTCTTGGGCGATCAGCCTGATGCGTGTGTGGCTGGTCTTCATCGCCTCGCCAATCTCCTGGGCATTCAGGCCCTGGGCTGCCAGCTCTCGCACCATGGGCGCCGCTGCGTCACGCGCGGCGCGCTGCTTGCGCTGGTGCGGGTTCTTCATGCCGCAGCCTTCGCCACTCACGCCGGACGGGATCACAAAGGGGCGCCGGCCTGCTGCGAAGAACTGGTCGATCTGTGCGCTGAGGTCGGCCATCACTTGCAGCCGTGGGTCGGGGATAGGGCTGCCGATGTTCATTGCCGGCCCGCCTTGCGATCAGCCGCGGCCTCCAACGCCTGGGCGGTGTTGACCGCGACCTTGTAGTTGAAGCAGAACACCCGAGTCTTGCCCGTGGCGCACTCAATGATGTGGTAGGCCTTGCCCTTGGCGACGACCTGGTAGCGCACAGACTGAGCCGGCGCGGCTAGGCCGAGGATGACGTGCAGGTTTGCCGGCGGCAGGGTGGTTCGTGCACGCATCGCGGCCAGGCCGTCGACGCGCTGCTGCATGGATGGGTGCATGGGGATCTCCAAGGGACGGGCAAGAAAAAGCCCGGCGTACCGGGCTGGCTCAGTAAGTACCACCTCACGTGAGCTACCGAGGCCGCATGTGGCGGTCCGGCAAGGGCTGGCGGTTACATGGCGGCATCCTCCGTTGTTCGCCACTGGGAAGGCAGTGGCCACCTATGAGTGCAGTTCCACGCTCTCAGCGCGTCGCAGCACGCGAACCTGGGCGATGCGTCGTTCAGGTGCCCGGCGGTCGCGCCGCATTGGGTCGCCACCACCGGCGGCAAGTGAGTGCATCGCGATCAGCGCGACGAGAACAAAGCACATCGGGCTGATGATCTGGCGCTTCATGGCCTCGGCGACCAGGGCGGCACGGCGGTGTACGCCAAGCTTGAACATGGCGTTTTCGATGCGGTTGGCGACGGTGCCGGGCGAGATCTTCATTACGCGGGCAATCTCTTTGGCGGTCATGCCCTGGGCAACAGCCAGTAGTGCTTCCAGCTCTCGCGGAGCCAGGCCCTGTCCGAGCCGGCCGGTCCATGAGCCACAGGTGATCGTGTCCATGATTTATCTCGGTAGGGCGCCGTCCAGGGCTTTGCGCAGCTCAAGGACAAGCGCGGTAGGTAGGGTGAGGGATCTGCTGTCTTCGTCGACTGCACCGATCGATGCAATCAAATTGCACGAGGCCGTGTGTACTGCTTCAAGGCGGGGCTTCGGAATCGACGGGCCTTTCATGGAACCCGCCGTGACCTTCTTCTTGCCGCTGGCCTGGGCCTTTTCCAGCTCGGCGCCGAGCACCTTGCCGGCACCGTCGCCGTGCTCTCGAACCACCTGGGCGGCTGTCGTGGCCGACACATGGCCAGCAGCAACTAGGTTCTGCACGTCTGTGTTCGCGTTGCCTACGGTGAGCACCTGCTCAACGTGCTGTCGCGTCTTGCCGACTTTCTTGGCGATCTGCTCGGGCAACCACCCGAAGGCGCGCAACCGCTTATAGCCCTCGGCCAGCTCAAGAGGCGAGAGCTTCTCGTTCTCCTGGCTGGAAATGATCCGAGCAACGCGGTCGGCATCACTGCCTTCGAACGCGATCACAGGCACCCAGGCTTCGAGGATTTCGGGGGTTTCCTTGCTGGGCGTTCGCGGCAGCCGTCCAGCTTGGTCTAGCTTGAGCATGGCCCGTCGGCGGCGGTGACCATCTACGATCCAGACCCCGCCATCAGCCCGCGGTCGCACTTCAAGGGGCGGGATCTGGCCGCCGTTGGCGATGAACTCGGCCAGCAGCTCAATGCTGGCTTCGAGGGCGTCACCCTCAATGCGCAGGTTGAAGCCGGGCTCCTCGTTGAGGTCTTCCAGCCTCACTCGCATAGCGTCTGCGCGGCGCACATCGCCATCCTTGATCATTTGCTTGAATGACTTGGTCATGCAATTAACTTCCGTAAGGGTGGGCTGCATTGGTCGTGGCGCTCGCCGCCGCATAACTCCCGGACCAGGGGAGGGCGAGCCCCACGACCAATGCAGCCTGATGCTGGGGAGTACCAGGTGATTGGGCAGTTTGCGTCAGGCTGACGTGGCGCTGGCTGGTCAGTCGTACAGACCGTAGCTCAGGTCGGCCGGGTCGCAGTCGATCACCAGAACGGCGCTACCGAAGTACAAGGACGCCAACATGCGCTCCCAGTCAGAGCGGATCGACATGTTGATGGCCACTTTCTTGTCGTCGAGCTTGGCCGAATAGACCTCGCCGAACTCGTCGCGCTTGCGCCAGTGTTCCGCCGCGTCGCGCTGGCCAGTGACCTTCACGTGCATGCCGTGCTTCAGCGAGTAGTTCTCGCGGCGACCGTGCCTGCTTGCGCGATCTTCTGGCTCTTCATCGAAGTAGATGTGCAGGAGCTTTATGCCGGTGCCGTAGCTGTCGCCTTCTTCGATTCGGATTTCGGGGCGCTCCCACTGTTCTTCGGTAGCCTTGTCTTTGTGCTCGTCGATGAACGCCGTGAGCAGCTTGTGGAGCGAAACTTCGCCAGTGATGAGGCCTTTCCCGCCCAGCACTTCCGAGATGGATTTGTCCGCTTGCTCGATGATGGTCGAGTGCACGGCGGCCGCCTCCCAGCGTTCGCGCAGGGCATTGGCCACCAGGGCGTTGTAACGCTGCAGCTCGAACACGTCCGAAACGTTGGCGGGGAGAGCTGATTTTACTGCCTCTTTGATGGCGCCCCGAAGTCGCCGTAGGAGCGAAACGTGTCGCTCACGACTTCTTTGAACAACTTTTCGATGCCCTCATCGATCAGCTCGCGTGGGCGGTCGGACTGGGCGTAGGCGCTTACGCGCTCAGCGAGGAGTTCTTGAAGGGTTTGCTGGCTCATATGGTGCTCCGTGCTTGATCAGGTGATTTCCCGTCTGGCCCTGTCGCCAAGGCCAGTCAGTGAATTCCACGCAAAACATCACTCTCCTAACAGAAAGGTGAGGATTTCCGTAGAACCCGGCCTCGCTACTGGCGACAGGCCGGGGTATTGCGTCAGCGGTGATCGCTTGAGCTCAGCCGCCGATGGCCCTGCTCTTCATTGGGTTGGCCTTGAGCTTCCCTATCACCTCGCGTCGATCGGCCTCGGCAGGGTGGTCATGGGGACTGGGTGAATCCCCCTGTGATGTGCGAGGGATGCCGTAACGAGCGAAAGACTCGATACAGGCCTGGTGAGGGTGGCACTCTCTACTCGGCTACAAAGGTGTTCCACGGCGGTTCGCCAGGGTCTGGCAAAGGCAAATAATGCTTTCCGCATATTCCTCATAGGGGGTATCTGGAGAGCATCCGGCCCACGCTCAGCGGGCCGGTAATCTCTTTCTCGGGGGATCTACAATCCCGACAGCCAACCGCGATGTAGCCATGCAATGGCATCCCACCCGTCAGCACTCTTTGATCTAGGGCCATCTACGCTGCTGGCCACGGGGTGAGGCTTCCCCTGTACCGAACTTGAGGTGTTCGGCTCGCTACCTTGAATCTAGGCCGGTGTCGATCCGGCAAGGTGTATCGCTAAAGAGCGGCGGCCTGCGAGGTCCTGGCCAGTCCCTAGTTGGTGACTGCTTGAGGTGAAATTTAGCCTCAAGCTAAAATATCGTCAATAGCTCAGAGCTAAATTATTTTCGCCGAGCGACAAAGAGTCGGCTGAACCGTTTTGCCAGCGGATGCGCCTTTACGCTTCGTTTAGCACTGAGCTATGATCCCGACACACCTGTACGGATATACAGTAGCGGAGGTATGAAATGGTAGCAGTACTCGAAGACACCTCAATGGCCGAGCGCCCTGAATTGACCGGACTGGAGCGCCTGGGGTTGCGGGTATCAGCGATGATCAACTCGCCGCTGGCGCAGTTGGGGAGGAGGGTACTGATCCATCGCCTGGACACGGACTGCGATCAGGATTGGGAGGCAATCATAGAAATGCTGGCCGAGACCGACGGCCTCGACATGACTTTCTGCGATGACGGATCGGTGATCCTGCAGTGGGAGATGGCGGATTACGAGCGGCCCCAAGTGAGCGAGCTTGACGAGCAAGCCCTAGAGGATCAGCCGCCTTTCTGAAGAGCATCAAAGCCCGCCGTGCGACGGGCGCATGATCGCAACTCGAAGGTTAGTACTGGGACTCGATCAGCTTGCACTCAAGCACGCCTGCTTTGCCCTCAGCGGCATCAACAACCCTCATCCCGCTGCGAGCAACTGCGAACCCCATCTTTACCTCCTGATGGATGAAAATGGTTTGGCCGGCTCGGGTCTCAACCTTCAGAAGGTCGGTGTTCTCGCCATCGGCTGTGATGATGTGCTTGCCTGGAGGCACTTCTTTGTACAAGTAGCTGTAAGCGACGGTCTTCCCAAGCTGCCGGCCATCGAGCACGACCGGCATCTTGATGGCAGCGCCTACGAACTCATTGCGGTAGATGTAGATGGCAGACATATCAGGGGCAGGAGAAAAGCGCTTGGCGGCGCTGTCATCCTGCGTGTTGGCCATGGGTACAGAGGCGCAGCCGACAAGTGACAGGCAAAGTAGGGCGGTAGCAGCGAGTGAGCGCATCAGGAGAATCCATTCATAGTTGGAAGGCGCGAATGATATCAAAATGACCAGATTACGCGTCGCTTGGGCAGATCATCTCGCACGCAAAGAAAAGCCCGCACTGCAATGCGGGCTAACGTAGGGAAGCGGATGAGCTTTGGCTGTGTAGGGTAGGGCGTGAAAAAAGCGTGAAGGCATGAAAAAGCCCGCCGAGGCGGGCTTCCTTCCCGAGCATCAGAGGCTGGAGTACTTGTCATCCACCTTGCGCTTCTCGAGCGTATAGCGCTCCAGGTCGATCTCTTTGGTCGACAGCCTGGTGTCGAGCAGATCCATATCGTGCCGCTTCAGGCTGGCCACATGCGCCCTGGTCGCTTGGTAGTTGATGGACTCTGCGGCGTTGTAGCCGCTGACCGGATCCCACAGGATCGAGAGAGGCCAGAACAGCAGGTTCACCACGCCATAGCCGTACGAGCGGCCATAGAACGAGCCGCCACCCGGCAGAAGGCCTAGAGCAGCGGCGCCTCCTGGGCTCTTTTCCTGTACAGCCATATTGTTGGCTCGGTATTTGGCGAGCTCTGATTCTTGTGTTGAGTTGAGCCCTGTGGCGCAGCCGGTTGTCATTGCGATAACGGCAGCAGCCACCAGAGTACGAAGCGCGAACATCCCTGACCCCTTGTTGATTTTCTAGACACCCCCGCACGCCGCGGGAGCCGGGGATTATACCGAATGTGATGGCATTTTGCCTTGATTGCTCGGTGGGGGAAGAACGGGCGCAGGCGGTGCTAAATCGCCCGGCAGGCGCAGAGGTTGGAAGGCATGAAAAAGCCCGCCGAGGCGGGCTTGAAAAGCTCACAAACTCAAGCCCAAGGGCTGTCGTTGTCTGACTCACGATGAAAATTCATCTTCAATTGGGCGGCTGCTTTCCTGTGTTCCAAGACCTTAAGTACCGTGTACTCGGTCTTGAAGGTCTCTCCTGCAATGGACTGTACCCGACGAAGCCTCACCTTGAGGATGTCACCCTTTGTGAAGCTCGTTGCACTAGCAGCAACCTGGGAGGCGAAGGAGTCATCGAGCATGTCCGCATAAAATACGCTGGCTCCATCATTGAACCGCCACTTGTTGCCCTCTTGGAAGGATATGCTCACGATCTGGAGATTGACGTCAAACTCGTCATCGGAAAGCGCCTCCGACTCAGGCTCCGGGGTCTGAAAATAGGGGCGTTCAGCTTTTGTGATTTCAATGAATCGATCAGTCTGCTTTAGATTCGTTACCGCAAAAGTGTCAATCCCATCGCTCTCCAAGGGCTTGAGAACCCCCTCCAGCGCTTGTCTTACGCGGAATTGCCGGTAGAGAGTGAGGACCTTCTCCTCGACCTCAAGCGCATCATCGTCCATAACGACTCGGACTTTTCCATTGTCTAGCAGGACAACCTGATTGATCCGGCGCCCACGGACCATTTTAATTAGCCATAATAGGCCTGCACCGGCCGCAACAGTATTACCGACGTTGTCCTTTACGAGGCCGAGCCATTCCAGTAGCTCCTTGGCGCTCGATACAGACTCATTCGAGAAAAGGCTGTGGGCGTGCTGAAGGAAGGTCTGGCAAACCTCTAGCTCGATCCCAAAGCAGCCTGTTTTGAAGGTGGCTTTTACCTGCACGGATACCTGAGCCTTACCATCATTGATGACTGAATTGGCTTCCTCAAGCAAGGAACCAAGGGCCAGGAGGGCAGGAGCGAGCTCACGAACATCCATCTCGCTATTCGCGAGGGCCGGTCCGTCATAGAGTACGTTAAACGATGCTTTGCTCATGTCTTCCATTGTTGCTTCCGTGCTCGATTCTGTCTATTTAAGCCTACGGCTTCTTGTCTGATGCGTGGCCTGCGTGGCCCCAACCTGTCCCGACCTGCGCTACTTGGTAAGTTTCAGTGGCAGCGAGTTGGCTTTGACATTAACTCTTCAGTGGAGCAGGCAGCGCAAGGATGCGCTCCAGGTAAGGGATGGCTTTCGCATCTTTTTCTTTAAAATACGATACTGCTTTCTTTGGTAGCCATACCGTATGGAAGTGGTTTCTGAAGTCTGCCAAAACCTCATTCGGATACAGCTTTGGATATACGATTCGGCCATCTTCGAAAACATGCTTGTATGTTGGCAGGGCATCGGTGTCTATCCCCTTCTCGTCGCGCAGCCACTTGCAGAACATTCTGCCTTCCGAAATATCAGGCAGCATACGGTCTGGGAGGGTGTAGCCACTGTCTTCCATAGGCGCAATCAGCACCAAGGCCATTTCATTCAGCATCGAGAAATGGGTGTATGGGACCTGTTCGCGATTCGCCAGATATCGACGAAGATGGTAGGGGAGAAGATTTTCCGACTTCCCCTTTCCTCCAAGCCATTCACGCACCCATTGCGAGACGGCCACCGCAAATCTGGGAGAGCACCACTGGCCAAGATTAATCGCAACGTCGGGGTGGACCCATGTACCGCGATTTTCGTTTGTACCGCTCATGATCGTGAAAACAAGCTGGTCCATGGGAATCCCCATGGACCTCGAAAGCTCAGCCATGAATTCTCCAGTTGTGCGGAGCCTAGCGTAGTCCGCAAAAGCCTTGCCTGAAGCATTGCACATTGAGGTAGCGTTCACGTAACCATCAGAAGCCCGCTGAAGGATGAGCGCACCCTCTACCCGTCTCGGTATGAGCTCTAGCTGAGTCATTCCATGTACCTCCCCAAAGAGCCCAACCGGGCAGAAGCCAGCAGATATGCTGATTGATTAAACCTTTTCGCGTTCTGTACGAGTAATTCTTACGCTGGACGAAAATAACTACACCAGCTTACCCAACCTTGCACCGCATAATTTCCACCACCTTCACTTCATCCCCATACCCCACCAACCGATCCTCCCCATCCTGCATCACCTGGCAGATCCTGATCACTGCCTGGGCGTCGGCTTCGTTCCCGGCCTGGCTCAGTCGTTCTGCAATTCGCATCAGCTCGACTGCCGACCACTTGAGGTCAGAGGCCAGGCCCTGTAGGTCGCGGCGGAGATCTTGGTTGGGCTTTGTTAGAGGCATGGCTATACCAAGTGCGCATTCCAGACCAGCAGCACGCGGGCCTGAATGTAGGTTTCTTCCCGTCGGATCAGCCGATCCTTGTGCTTGCTGTTGTCCGAGATCATCTCGAAGTGATCTTCATCCGCTATCTGCAGCCGCTTGATGTAGATGTGGTCACCCCATGAGAACAGGTAGATCCCATCGCCGACGAACTCGCGGATGCTCACGTCGACGATCAGCGGGTCGCGGTGCTTGATCGTGGGCTCCATCGACTGCCCCCATCCGGTGACCAGCTTCAGGTGGAAGTGCTCGGTAAACTCGACGCCGAGCTCGCGTAGGTGCCGCGGGCTGACGCGCACATCCTGGAGCATTTCCGGGTAGTCCTGCACCGCCTGGCCGCCGCCCATCGCCGCGCGGATATCGTAGTGTGCGATCCAGACTTCGTCGCCCACCAGGCCCGGGCGGGAAAAGTCGGCTGTGATCACGTTTGTGGCTGGCGGCTCCTCGGCTGCCGCCAGCAAACGCTGCCGCGTCTCCTCCGGGATTCCCTTGCCGCTTTTCGACAGCATCTGTTTGACCAGGTCGGCGGCCGATTTCCCGCCGGCATATGAGCCCGGCGCTGACACACGCGGCTCATCATCCGAAGGGATCGAGTCGAACCATCCCCGGGGCAGGCCTTCGATGCCCTCGATCCGCCGGGCCACATCGTCGCCCAAGTTCTTGGCGGTCTTGTCCGAAAGGATTTGGCTCAGGTGCGCAGGCGCCATCCCCCAGCGCTCAGCGCAGGAGCCTTTTCTCTGGCCGCCAATCAGCTTGACCAGGTTGTGCTTGCGAATCTCGTAGATATCCATGACGCGAAGAATGCCAGTGTTTAGCTGGCTGCTAAATGTGCGCATAGCTAAATTATCCTTGCCCTGAAATTAGCCGTGAGCTAAATTTCGTTCTATGTGTAAGGAGAACCCTCATGAATGATCACCTCCGTGATTGGTTGGGCAGGGCCACGAATGAACGTCGGCAGCAGGTCGCAGCCGACGCGAAGACCACCGTTGGACACCTGTGGCAGCTCGCAGGTGGTCACCGAAAGGCCTCTACCGAACTCGCCGAACGACTGCAGGACGCCTCGGACAGCGAGATCACAATCGCCGGCCTGCGGCCGGACCTCATCCCGTTCGCCCGAAAAGCGCTGAAAGGCGCCGCGTAACCACCTTCAACAGCAAGGAGCAGTACCCGTATGGCGCGCGACGAGCGCGTCCGTTGCACAGCCACGACAGAGCCAACTGAGTCAATTATCCACCCACTGGCACACCGCCAGTAGATGACCAATACACCTGTGGATTCAACCAGTAGGGAGGGGCATATGAAGGTTGATCAGGGCAAGAAAGAAGCGAGCATTGCGCTCGCTCCGTTTTCGATCAGTGCCTCGGCCCTGGCGGTGACGATATCCCAGCACTCTCTACCGCCTGCACGGATCTTTGCAGTACATCGATCAGCTGTCGCGACTGTTCAAGCGTCAGCGCATAGATCGGGCTTTTCTGGGCCTCGTCTGGCCGCTGAAAGGGGGTCGAAATGAACCCCAGCTCAAGAAGCACCAACTGCATGGACTCAACCGTTCGCACATCCCACCCGGCGACGGGGTTCAACACCAAATCATCTGACCTGTCCGGTCTTCTTGGGCCTTGTTGTGTGGAAGCAAAAAGCTATCACGGATGCACCGGGCACCCATAACGCCTGAATTGCAGGCGAAAAAAAACCGCCTGGCAGGGCGGTCTCTTCAACATCACAACGGGGTCGATTATGCACATAGCAATCGATGCAAGCAATACCAGCCCTATCGCGTCAGGTTTCGGTTTCTCCGTGAAACTGTCGCGTCAGTGTGCGGGCTATCAAGTCCGGGCAGTGGTATAGCCATGCAGTTCACCATTCACATTAATCAGTCGCTTGCCGTGAACTGGGGCTTGAATGCTCAGCAAGCACTGCTCTTTGCGTTCGTTTACGAATGCCCAAGCTGGGCCAAGCCGGTCAAGACGGATAGCGGAATCTACTTTGCGCTGAGCAAGGCCAAAATCGTCGAAGAACTGCCTCTGTTGACCGATAAACCTGATACCGCATACCGCCTTCTCAGGGCCCTCAATGCAGCGGGCCTGATCGAGTTGTCCAGTACTTCCAGCATCACGCTGGTGCGACTGACAGAGAAGGCTAAAGCGTGGAACCGCAAGCTCGATGGGTCGGAAAAATATCCGATCACTCGGCCTTCTAATGGTCGGAAAAAAATCCGACCAACATCGGAAAAATCTCCGAGCAAGATCGGAAATAAATCCGAGCCAGGGTCGGAAAAATCTCCGACAAATCAAGATACCAGTAATCAGGATACCAATCAGCAGCAGCCGCGCGATTTGGCCGAGGTGATCGAGCAGCAGGATCGCAAGGCCATCGAGCCGCAGGAAGACCGCCAGCGCTTCGCCATGTTCGCCGAGTGGAATCCACCGACGGACCTGGTTACCACCCAGCTGAAATTGGCCGGCCTGAACTTGGAGGCGCTGACCGACGAAACGCGGCAGAGCTTCTTGGGTTACTACGTCGCCAAGTCGCAGGTGTTCGACAGCAACGGCGGCTGGTGCTTCCGGCTGGCCAAGTGGGTCAAGACCGAAAAAGCCAAGGGCGCAGCTGAGCACGAAGAGGCCGGCGCGGACTGGGCCAAGAAGGGGGTTCGAGTATGACAGCCACCAACGTCCGCCAGCTGTTGGCCGAACGCCGAGCCGATCCGACCTATCAGCCTCCGGTAGAGCCGGGAGCGATGCCGATCGATCCGGCAACCCGCCAGGTGATCGAAGACCTGTTTCTTCGGCTACGTGGAGCCTGCGGCGCCTGGCGCCAATCCTGGCCAACTCCTGCGGTGATGGACGCGGCCAAGCTGGAATGGCTCGGCGAGTTTATGCGCTCGGGCATCACCCGTCTGGAGCAGATCGATCACGGCATGCGCGTGCTGAGTGCCAACAAGTCGGCATTCATCCCGGCGCCTGGCGTGTTTGTGAGCTGGTGTTTCGCTCCCGAAGGCCTTGGCTTGCCCGGCGTCGAGAAGGCCTATGCCCAGGGTCTGCGCAACTGCCACCCGGCAATGCGCGCATCAGCGAAGTGGATGCATCCATCTGTCTACCACGCGACTGCTGCGACTGGCTTCCACAGCCTGCCACTGATGTCGCGTGAGCTCGGGCTGGCCTGCTTCGAGAAGCACTATCTGGTGCAGTGCCGGAAGATCTGGCAAGGCGAGAGCCTTGGCCCGGTACCGGTTGCCGAGCTCGCTGCACCGGCCGCCCCGCGCTCGCTGGATGTTGGCCGCGCCGCGCTTGACGCGCTGCGCTCCGCCCGGGGAGGTCGGTCATGACTCATTCAATGTTGGCCGCGCCCGACCTTGCAGAGTACCGCTGGGCGCTCTATGCCTGCGGGCATCTGCTCGACCTCACTACCGAGCCACACCCGCCCGTGGGCCTGTATCGCGACGAGCAGTCGGCGAGGCTGCACGGCCTGCGCATGTGGCCAAGCACCTTCACCGTCATCGATCTGCATAAGGACGACCTCTCATGAGGGCTGCTCGCCTGTTTCCCGCCAAGACCGCGCCCAGCAAGCCGCGCGCCAAACCCGTGGACCGTGAAGGCCAAGAACAGGCCGCACTGATGCGCGAACTGCAGCTGCGCTTTCCGGCCGCATTCAAGCTGATCTACCACGTGCCGAACGGCGGGCACCGAGTGAAAGCGGTCGCCGCCAAGCTGAAGGCTCAGGGCGTGAAGGCTGGCATTCCTGACCTGGTGCTGCCGATGGCGCGGGGTGGGCACTTCGGGCTGTACATCGAGTTCAAGGCCATGCCGCCGTTCGATGCGCCGGTTTCGGCCAGCCAGGACGCCTGCATTCAGGCGCTGACCGATCAGGGTTACCTGGCCATCGTGTGTCGTGGCCGGATCGATGCCGTTGAGGCGATCAGGGCCTACCTGTTGCAGCCGCAGACCCGGGTGGCTGCATGAGCGCGACCCGGGAAGTGAAGTTCAGCGAGGCCGAGGTGCGCCGTCAGGCCGCCGACATGTCGGTACGCGACCTGCGCGACGCGCGCCACCCCGGTCTGCGCCTGCGCTTCTGGAGCAGTCGTGATCGTGGTACTTGGCACCTGGTGCGCGGCAAGCACTGGGCGCCTGTTGCTCGCTGGCCCGACCTCAGCGTTGCAGCGGTGCTGGCCGAGCTGCCTACGCTGCGTCAGCGCCTGATGCGCGACCCGGCGACCGCGCCTATAGCCTCGGGCATTGCCACTGTAGGGCAACTGCTCGACTGGTACGGCGATCGCATGGCTCGTGATCGGTCACTGTCAGCCAAGCGCAAGGCCAGTGCCCGCTCGGCCATCGCCCAGCACCTGAAGCCGCGGCTGGATGACCTGGCCGTAGTCGATGTGACTGCCGACAGCCTGGACAAGCAGCTGATGTGGCCGAGCCAGGCCGTGGTGTCGCTGTCATACCTGCGCCAGATTTTTGCGCTGCTGTTGACCGCATTCCGTCAGGCCCTGCAGCTGGGCCTGATTGACCGCAACCCGATGGCCGGGATGCGCTTCAGCGACTTCACCAAGGCTAAGATCCTGCCCAAGGCAGCGCGGCTGCGTGGCGTGCAGTTGCCCAAACTGATGCAGCAGTTGGCCCAGGTCTTCGAGCAGGCGCCCGGCGACGCCATGCTGGCCCTGATGATGCTGGCCCACGGCAGCCGGATCGGTGAGACCCGGCTGGCGCGCTGGAACGATGTGTCCCTGGCCGCTGCCGAGTGGTTCATCCCCGCGGCCAACGCGAAGACCCGTACTGAGCACCGCTTGCCGCTGACCGCCCAGTTGAAGGCGCTGCTGAGTCGGTACCGGGCCATCCAGCAGGCCGAGGGGTATGAGGGTGCCTACCTGTTCCCGAATCGTTGCGGTCAGCCGCTGAGCGAGACCCAGGCCAGCGCCGTGTTCACCCGGTTGGGGCAGGGGCAGTGGACCAGTCACGACCTGCGCAAAGTCTCCCGCACCACCTGGACCGACCTCGGTATCGACGGGCACATCGGCGAGATGCTGCTGAACCACTCGCTGGGCAAGATCGCCAGCACCTACATCCACACCCAGGCCATGCAGCAGCGCCGGGCGGCCCTGGAGAAGTGGCACGGCTGGTTAGACAGCATCGGTTTTTCGGCCATTCACGGCCTTACCGAGGCCTTATTTGAAGTTTCACAGAGTCGCGTGCAGCCCACGGTTGGCGGGGCCCCAAGCAGTATTGACGAATTTGTTACTAGCGAGGATTCGAAATGATGAACGAAGGCCAATTCATCGACCTGGCCCGGCTTGAGCAACTGGCAGAGTCTGCGACCAAGGGTGAGTGGAAATGCGCCAAAAAGGCGGATGGCCGGTTCTGGCACATCGGTAGCGGCAACCAGGCGATAGGCACTACCCATGCTGCCAGCAGCAAGTTCAGCTCTGTGCAAGCTGCGATGTTTGAGGCGAATGCCCGCTTCATCGCTGCGGCCCACCCGGCCGTGGTCCTGGCTCTGGTCGCTGAACTCAAAGCGCTGCGGGTGAAGGTGGGGGGTCAATGAAGAAGACCCACGGCCCAGCCTTCAAGAAGGCCGTGATCGAGCTGGAAGAGTGCCCTTTGTGCCGTGGGAGAGCGGTCACGCAGGGTCTGTTTCACGAACTGCCATGCGACCGCTGCAACGCCTCGGGCTGGGTAGCGGCTGCAACTGGCGAGGCCCTGGCCCTGGATGAGCTGGTGACCCAGCTCGGCATGAGGCTGCAGGCGGCGACACGGCAGATCGAACAGTTGAAGAAGCCTCGGGCCACTGGGCCGGAGGCGCTGTATCAGGAAGGCAACCGGCTGGGCGCTGGTGGCATCAATTACACGGGCGATTGAGGGGAAGAGCATGATCTATAGCAGCGTATCGGGGGCGGTAGTCGCGGCATTGGCGGCTGGCGAGAAGGGCTCAGCAAAGGGGCAGGCGTGGCAGAAGCTGTACAGAACAGCTGAGGAGGAGGGTGGGTGCCTGGCTTCGCTGGGAGGTCAGGCGCACGGACTTGACCGTACTCAGGTGGATTACTGGATCGCAGCGCGATTGCATCACATGCTGAAGGACTGGCATTGGGATGCCTTGGTGGCGAAGTACAGCACCAACAAAGTGAAGAAGCTGCAGGCAATCACGGCCGTTCGCCCGCGTATTGCCAGCCCCGCACCGCAACTGTTCATCTTCAAGGCAGTGACGGCCTGGGCGATCCCTAAGTTGAAGGGCGCCCGCCGGAAAACGCCGCGTTCGGTATCGGTCGAGGTGCCGCTGGATGCGCCTGCGTGGCGGCGTGATTCGCTGGTCAATGCTGCGGTGGCGGCAGGCCAGGCAGAGAAGCGTCGTATCGAGGGGCAGCAGGAGGAGGTGATCGTCTTGGCCGACAGCTTCTACGACATGAACACCTGGGACCTGGATGCAGCCCCAGAGTCGACACGTCGCCGATGGAGGGCCGATATCAATGAGAAGCTCGACGGCATGGTCAGTGACGCACTGACAGAGGTTCGCGCAATACTTCAAGCTGAAGGGCTGCTGGTGCAAGAAGCTGCGTAATTGCCTGTTGACATCAGTGAGCGCGTGAGCGAAATTAATCCCATCCTGTCATTCCTGCGCGTTTCAGAGGATAGACAATTGAAAGCCCGGCCATTGCGCCGGGTTTTTTTTCGATAGAGATAAGCCAGGCTAGCTTTTGGCTTGTTTCAAAATGGCGCGGAGTAACAAGGCTTTGCGCTTAACAAGCGGCCTGAGGGATCGATGCTTCAGTTTTTGTTTTGGTTTGCATGCGTTTCGGTACCCCTAATCGTTCTGGCAAAGATTTCTGAAATTGCTGATAAGCGAGATGGGCCACTGGCGAAAGCGGTTAGCAAAGTCTGCCTTTGGGTAATTATGGCGATTTTTGCCGGAGTTTTTTTGCTGATGATCTGGTGGGTTATTACCGGCAAAGTTAGCCCCTCAGTGGCTAATGACTACTACCGTAGATAGAGCTCTCAAAAATCCAGGGCCCCGCCAGTGCGCGCGGCTTTTTCGTTTTCGACCTCGCTACACCTAATGCTCCAAGCTGGGAGTACTGCTGGGGTTGATCTACTTAAGGCTCGCCATATCGGCGGGCCTTTTCGTTTCTGGAGGTCAGCAAATGCGCGGCTCGATCCAATCCGCCAACTACACGCCCAAGTCGCCCTGCGCCAAGCATGGCGCTGGCTGGAAACTCGATCTGGATGCAGGTGACTTCGAGATTAACGGCCCTGATATTCAACTCGGCAGCCTGCCGTCTGAGCCGCAGATGGCCACTGTGACGGTTGGCGAGTGGGCAGAGAGCGACCTGCCCGGCAACGCAATCGAGCGCTACAAGTTCATCGGCGACCAGGTGATGAAAATCCCCGCCGAGCATCGAGATAGCGCCGAATTCTCGACTGAGGATATTTCGTTCGATCGCGACGGCTCGGACATCCGTACCAGGCTGACCTACGAGCGGCCCGAGACCGTCGATGAAGCGTCGGCTCGTGTGCAGGCCCGCATGGGCGCCTCGATCAAGCTGGAGAAGGGCAAGCTGACTGTCAGTCATGGCGGGGTGACTCGCGTCGTGATCTCGGGCCTGGATCAGCCTTTCGTTGTTGAAGGTGGTCAGACCTATATCAGCGAGGAGTTCCTTGATGAAGGCTCGATCGGCCTCAGCGCTGAGCTGCAGTCGCAAAGTGATCTGCTCAGCGCGCTCGCCGCCAGTATCCAGGCGGTCAATTTCAAGATCACCGACCCAGCCGACCAGATCCGCCAGGTGATCCGCGACGAACTCAAGCCCGGCGGCATGCTTCACCGCAACTGACTTCTTCATATTGCCCGCCTTGAGCGGGCTTTTTCGTTTTCAGCCCCCCGAAAGGGTGGAACCCGGATGCCCAACATGCGCCGTCTAATCCCCCATAGCGGCGCTGATCTGCGCCTGATGCTTTCCTACGATCCCACCACCGGAATCCTTCGCTGGAAGGAGCGGCCAGTAGAGCACTTCCCCAGCGAGGCTCATTGCAAATCATGGAACAGCCGGCGTGCCGGGGTCGTAGCTGGAACACTTCGTCATGGGGCTGGCAAGGCCTATGTTCAGATCGGGATATCAGGACGCTTCTTCCCGGCCCATCGGGTCGCCTGGCTGATGGTGCACGACTCATTCGACGAGTCACTTGAGATCGATCACATCAATGGCGATGGCACCGACAACCGCTTGGATAATCTGCGGCTGGTTTCTCATCAGGAGAACCAGAAGAACCTCTCTCGGCGCACCGACAATGCCAGCGGAGTGACAGGTGTTGCCTGGGATGCGCTGCGAGGTAAATGGCTGGTGCGCGGCCATGTCGCCGGCAAGCAGAAAAACCTCGGCCGATTTGATGACTTCGAAGCTGCCGTTTCAGCCAGGCGGCGTCACGAGCAAGAGCACGGTTACCACGAACTGCACGGCATGAGTCGTGAGGAAAAGGCTTCGGCCGCCTAATCCCTTTCGAGGGGCGAGATATGAAAATGGAAAAAGACCCTGGCCTTTGGGCCGCCGTGATTGCCTGGGTGATCGCTCACCAGCCACAGCTCTACGCTGCCGGACTGTCTGTCGGTATTGCCGCCCTACGCGTTGTGTACGGCGGTGGGACCCGCCGACAGGTGATCTTGGAGGGTGCCTTGTGCGGCCTCATCACCCTGGCCTTGGTGCCGCTGCTCGAATGGATGGGCCTGCCTCAGGGCATGGCCACCTTCGCTGGCGGCGCTGTTGGCTTCATGGGTGTGGAGAAGCTGCGCGGTTACTCCGATGTGTTCATGTCCCGCAAGGCGCAGGGCTGATGGCCAGGCTCAAGACCCTTGGTTCTCGCATCAAGGAAGGTTCCAGCTCCCGGGTCAAGTTGGTCACCCCAGGCAGCTGGCGAAGCGGCATGACCAGCTCCCAGCGCGGCTATGGATACAAGTGGCAGCAAGCCCGAGAGCGGTACCTGCGCGACAATCCGCTATGCGTCTACTGCGAGCGGAACGGCCGCACAACTGCGGCCGGGGTTGTCGACCACATCGTTGCTCACCGTGGAGACATGGTTCTCTTCTGGGATCAGGCCAACTGGCAGAGCCTCTGCAAGCCCTGCCACGACTCGGTCAAGCAGGCCGAGGAGGCTGCCGGCCTGGGCGGCTGACACCTCAGCGGATCGGCAAAACCCGGTGCGGCGATGTAGAGGCACGACAGTGACGTGCCTCTAAAGGGGTAGGGGGTCAAAAGCTAGGGATTCTCATCTAGCTAGACCGCTTCCGACCCCATGTACAGATTTTTTTCCCCCACAGGATTTTTGTTAAATGGCTTTAACATCCCGCAAGCGCGCTTTCATCGCTGCGCTGAGGGAAGGTGCGTCCAATCGAGACGCTGCCGTGGCGGCCGGCTATTCCGAGAAGACAGCGTCTGCGGCGGGCTCTCGGCTGGTCAAGGACAAGGATGTAGCGGCTGAGCTGCTCAAGCTCCGCGCCCTGGGTTTGATGCCTCAAGATATTAAAGGCGATGTTAAAGCGCATGTTAAAGCCAAGCCTGCTAAGAAGGCCTCGGCAAAGGATGAGCAGGCGGCAGATTCGGACCCTGTAGCCGAGGAACATCCGGAACCCGAGCCAGCTGGTTTCGACCTGACCCAGGCGCTCCTGCATCGAGACCCCAAAGACTTCTTGTTGTCCGTGATGAACGACCACGGCAGCGAACCGAAGCTGCGTGTTGATGCAGCCAAAGCCCTGATGCCATTCGTTCACCCGCGCAAGGGTGAGAGCGGCAAGAAGGACCAAGCTCAGGCTAATGCCGAGAAAGCGGCCACCGGCAAGTTCGGCACGCGCCGCGGCCCACTGCAGTCGGTGAAATGATGGAGTGGTCAACCGCCTGTCCAGACTGGGAGCAGCGCATTGTTGCCCGCCAGAGCCTGATCCCATTCGAGCCGCTGTTCCCGACTGAGGCTGAGGAAGCCTTGGACGTGTTCGGTGCATTGCGCATGGTGGACGCCACTGGCAGTCCGTTGATGTGCGAGACCGTGCGTGACTGGGTCAACCAGTTCGTGGCCGCAATCTTCGGCGCCTACGACCCAGAATCAGGCCGGCGCCTGGTCAGCGAATTCATGCTGCTTATCAGCAAGAAGAACGGCAAGTCGACCATCGCCGCCGGTATCATGCTTAGCGCGCTGATCCTCAACTGGCGAGCTTCAGGTGAGTTCATCATCCTCGCACCGACCAAGGAGATCGCGGACAACTCTTACCTGCCGATCAGGGATATGGTGGCGGCCGACGACGAGCTCAAAGCCTTGCTGAAGGTGCAGGACCACCTGCGCACCGTGACCCACCGTCAGACCAACGCCACGCTGAAGGTCGTTGCGGCAGACAGCGAGACGGTGTCGGGCAAGAAGGCAATCGGCGTGTTCATCGACGAGCTGTGGGTGTTCGGCAAGCGCGCCAATGCCGAGGCGATGCTGAGAGAGGCCACCGGTGGCCTGGCATCCCGACCGGAGGGGTTCATCATCTGGGCCACCACCCAGTCCGACGCCCCGCCTGCTGGCGTGTTCCGGCAGAAGCTGATGTACGCCCGCAAGGTGCGCGACGGCGAGATCGTCGATAAGTCGTTCTTGCCGGTGCTGTATGAGTTTCCCAAGGCGATGCTGGATGCCGGCGAACACCGGGACTTCTCCAACGCGTACATCACCAACCCTAACCTTGGGCTGTCGGTCGACGAACCTTTCATCGAGCGTGGTTACGCACAGGCCCAGCTGGACGGCGAGGAGTCGTTCCGCGGCTTCCTGGCCAAGCACCTCAACGTCGAGATCGGCTTGGCGCTGCTTTCGGATCGATGGGCTGGTGCTGATTTCTGGGAGGCGCAGACCTCCGAGCTATGCCGCACGTTGGAAGACCTGATCGAGCGCTGCGAAGTGATCGACATCGGTGTCGATGGCGGGGGGCTGGATGACTTGCTTGGCTTTGCAGCGCTCGGCCGAGAGCAGGGCACACGGCGCTGGTTGACCTGGACTCACGCCTGGGCCCATCCATCAGTACTGGAACGGCGTAAAGCCGAAGCGCCACGCATCCGCGACTTCGCCAAGGATGGGCACCTTACCCTGGTTGAACGCATCGGCGACGACATTGAAGCGGTTGCGCACCTAGTGGCGCAGGTCGAGCAGGCCGGGCTGCTGGACAAGGTCGGGCTGGACCCGGCCGGTGTCGGCGCGATCCTCGACGCGCTGGAGGCTATGGGTATTCCGCGCGAAAAGATCGACGGTATTTCACAAGGGTGGCGCCTGGGCGGAGCCATCAAGACTGCCGAGCGCAAGCTGGCCGAGGGCACGCTGCTACACGGGGGCCAGCCGATGATGGCCTGGTGCTGCGGTAACGCCAAAGTCGAGCCGCGTGGCAACTCGATCCTCATTACTAAGCAGGCCAGCGGCTCGGCCAAGATCGACCCGCTGATGGCGCTATTCAACGCTGTGACGCTGATGGCCCTCAATCCAGAGGGGCAGGGCGGCATGGAAAACTTCATGGCTGGCATTCGGGATCCACTGATCGCATGAACGCATTTCACTATTTCATCATCTGCGCGGTGTGCGGATTCGGCCTGGCCTGCGCGGGCGTCTGGATGCTGGCGGGTACAGGCTGGTCTCTGCTCGCGGGCTCGGTCAGTCTGTTTAGCATTGCAGCGTTCATTCGCCGAGGGCTGAGCAGTGATTAAAACCCTCTCTCAAGCGCTCGGCACTGCCGCCGCCAAACCCTCGGCAAGCATGAGCAGTTGGCTGGGCAAGAGCATTCGGTTGTCGGACGGCGGGTTCTGGAGCGCCTTCTTGGGCGCCCAGTCCAGTAGTGGCAAGGCGGTCACGGTCGACAAGGCCATGCGCCTGTCGGCGGTCTGGGCGTGCGTGCGCATCATCTCTACCTCGGTTGCAGGCTTGCCGCTCAGCATCTACCGGCGCCTTCCGGACGGAGGGCGTGAGACGGCGCGAGACTTCCCGCTCTACGATGTGGTGCACAACAGCCCGAACGAGGACATGGCCGCTTTCCACTTCTGGCAGGCGGTTGTTGCTTCGATGCTGCTGTGGGGCAATGCCTACTGCGAGATTCACCGGTCCGGTGGGCGGGTTATCGCGCTGGACTTCTTGATGCCGTCGCGGGTGACTCCCGAGCCGGACGACGATGGCAGGCTGCGTTATTTCTTCCAGCCGCGAAAGGGCGCCCGCCGGGAAATCGCCCGGGACGATATGCTTCACATCCCAGCCTTCACCCTGGACGGACGGATGGGGCTCTCAGCAATTCGCTATGGCGCCGATGTGTTTGGCTCGGCCATGTCGGCCGATGATGCGGCCAATACCACTTTCAAGAACGGGATGATGCCCACCGTAGCCTTCTCGGTGGACAAGACGCTCAACCCGACGCAGCGCGCCGAGTTCCGCGACTACGTCAAGACGATCTCCGGCGCGCTGAATGCTGGCAAGAGCCCGGTGCTCGAACAGGGTGTGAAGCCCGAGATGATCGGCATCAATCCGGCTGATGCTCAGCTGCTCGAGTCGCGTGGGCACAGCGTCGAGGAGATCTGCCGCTGGTTTGGCGTGCCGCCCTGGATGGTGATGAAAACTGACAAGGGCAGCAACTGGGGCACAGGTCTTGAGCAACAGCAGATCGCGTTCCTGACCTACTGCATCATGACGTACACCGCGCCGATTGAGCAGTGCGTCAACAAACGCTGCATGACGGCGGTGGACCGGATAAAGCACTACTCGGAATTTTCGCTGGAAGCCTTCCTGCGCGCCGATAGTGCCGGCCGTGCGGCCTATCTCAGCACTATGGGCCAAAACGGCTACATGACCCGAAACGAAGGTCGGCACAAAGAGAATCTGCCCAGCATGCCCGGCGGCGACATTCTCACCGTGCAATCGAACCTGGTACCGCTTGACCAGCTGGGCAAACAAAACGACAGCCAAGCCGCGCGCGCGGCGCTGATGAACTGGCTCCAAAGCAACTCCGGGGAGTAACCCATGAAACACAAGATCCAGTCTCGCGGCCTGCGCAGCGAGATGAGCCCGCGTGCGCTCGATAAATGGAACCCCGCCATCCAGGCGGCCGTGGAAAACACCTCGGAAACCATCACCATCTACGGCGTGATCGGCGAGGACTGGTACGGGGAGGGCGTGACCGTCAAGCGCATCGACGCAGCGCTGCGTGCGATCGGCGACCGCGAAGTGACGGTATACATCAACTCGCCCGGTGGCGACATGTTCGAAGGCATCGCCATCTATAACCGCCTGCGTGAGCACAAGCAGAAGGTCACCACCAAGGTGCTCGGCATGGCTGCCAGCGCGGCCTCCGTCATCTATTTGGCCGGTTCCGAACGCCAAGTAGCTAGCAGCGCTTTCCTGATGATCCACAACTGCTGGACCTTCCTCGCCGGCAACCGCCACTACCTGCGCGACGTAGCGGCCGACATGGAGGAGTTCGATGCCGCCATGGCCGATCTCTACGCCGAAACCAGCGGCCAGCCCGTCGAGGACATGGCCGCGCTGATGGACGACGAGACGTTCATCCGGGGCAAGCGGGCGGTGGAACTGGGGCTTGCCACCGGCCTGCTGGCAGCGACTGAGGTCACCGAGCGCGAGACCGAGGAAACCGGCCAGGCCAATGCACTCAAGGCCATGGATGCAGCCCTGGCCAAGGCCGGTATGCCGCGCTCCGAGCGCCGCGAACTCTTCGCCACTTTCAAGTCTTGCACGCCTCGCGCTGCCAGCGGGAACACGCCGCGCGCTGTTCCGACCGACAAGCCAAGCGCTGTCGCGCCAGACCTCTCCGCCTCTCTGAGCGCGGCAACCAATATCCTCAATTCTCTGAAAGGAAAGTGACCATGGACTTTGAAGCCCAAGTCAAGGAACTCAACGCCAGCCTCAAGGGCATTGGCGACCAGATCAAAGCCCAAGCTGAGGCTACCGACAAACAGATCAAGGCGTCCGGCGAGATGACTGCCGAAACCCGTGCTAAGGTCGATGAACTGCTGACCAAGCAGGGTGAGCTCAATGCCCGCCTGGGCGAAGCTGAGCAGAAGCTGGTGAATGCCAGCCGTGACCGCGGCAACCAAGATGAGCCGCAGAAGTCGGTCGGCGCCCTGGTGATCGGCAGCGAAGAAATGCAGGACATGAACTCGTCCTTCCGTGGTTCGCGCCGTGTGTCCGTGCCGCGTGCGGCCATTACCACCGCGACCGGCGGCGACCTGGTCCCCGCCCAGCGCTTGGCCGGGGTCGTTATGCCGCCGCAGCGCCGACTGACCATTCGTGACCTGGTGGCCCCGGGCGAAACGGAATCGAACTCCATCGAGTACATCCGTGAGACCGGATTCACCAACAACGCGCGTACCGTCGCGGAGAACACTGCCAAGCCGTACTCCGACATCACCTTCGCACTGACGACGGCGAACGTCCGCACCATTGCCCACCTGTTCAAGGCGAGTCGGCAGATGCTCGACGATGCCAAGGCGCTGCAGAGCTACATCGACAGTCGCGCTCGCTACGGCCTGAACATGGCGGAAGAGGCTCAGTTGCTCTACGGAAACGGCACGGGTGCCAACCTGCAGGGTCTCGTGACTGTTGCTCAGCTGTATGCACCGCAGGCCGGCCTGACGGTGGTGGGTGAGCAACGGATCGACCGTCTGCGCCTGGCGCTGCTGCAAGCTGAGTTGGCCGATTTCCCCTCGGATGGCATCGTGCTGAATCCCATGGACTGGGCAGCGATCGAGCTCACTAAAGACGGTGAGGGCCGCTACATCATCGGCCAGCCGCAGGAAGGTACGAACGCAAAACTCTGGAACCGCCCGGTGGTGTCCACTCAGGCGATGACGCAGAACGACTTCCTCGTCGGAGCGTTCAAGCTCGGCGCACAGATCTTCGACCGCATGGAAATCGAAGTGCTCATCTCGACCGAGAACGACAAAGACTTCGAGAACAATATGGCGACGATCCGCGCCGAGGAGCGCCTGGCGTTCGCGATCTACCGCGACGAAGCGTTCGTCACTGGTCCGCTGGTGACGCCTTAACCTTTCCGCAACGCGGCGCCAGAAATGGCGCCCCACTGGAGTACTCCAATGGCACGTAAACAGGAAACACCAGCAGCCACGACTGAGGCGAAGGATCCGGTCTCGACCCTTGATTCCAGCAGCGGCGAGTCTGAAGCTGCCGACTCGCGTCTTTCGCCTGGCGGTGAGCGCGTTCAAGATCCTGGCAATGCGGGCGCGCCCGCAGCTGTTCTAGGCCCATCGGAAGGAACGGCCTCGGCAACGTCAGAGGGACAGGCAGTTCCGGGCACTGGGGCGGATGCTGCAACAGACGAGCAGGGTGCCAACTCCAGCCTCCCCACTACTGGCGGTGCTGCACCCGAAGGAACCAGCCTGGCTGCTTCAGACTTGGCGGATAGCACCGATGTAGATCAAGTGGCTCCAGAGGATCAGGCTGGGGCCAACCCCAACCCTGCGACGCTTCGGATCTATCCGCTGCGGTCGTACATGGATGAAGGTGAGCTTCGTCGTCGCGGCGGCCCTGCGTACACGGTCCCGCGCAGGCATGCGGAAGAACTAGTACAGCGGAAATTGGCATCCCTCCAACCGCTGAAGGAGTAGCGGTATGTCGGTCATCAGCTTGGCCATTGCCCGTCATCATCTTCGAGATCCCGATGATGACGATGGGTATCTGGAGCTCCTGATCGAGGCGGCAGAGGGGCAGGCGATGGACTATCTGAACCGTCGCTTTTACACCGACCAGCTGACGCTGGACGAGGCAGTCGCCGCAGGGGATGCCGGCGACTCCCCAATGGTCTGCAACAAGCAGATCGCCGCGGCCTGTTTGCTGATCCTCGGCCACCTTCACGCGAACCGCGAAGATGTCGTGATCGGGACCATTGCCACCGAGTTGCCGCAAGGCTCCAAGGCGCTCCTCAACCCGCATCGTGTTGGGTGGGGTGTATGAGGGCCGGCCCGCTGCGCAATCGCTGCCAGGTGACGTTCCCTCATGAGGAGCGGAACAAATCCGGTGGGGCTACCGTGACTTGGCTGCCGGCGACGCCTGCAATCCTGTGGGCGGAGATTCGCACCCCTAGCGGGAGGGTGTCGCCTGTCGCTGAGAAGCTGGCGTCCGTGGTGACTGCCGAGATCATCGCCAGGCCCCGCGCGGATCTTGCGCCTGGTTGGCGAATTACCAGGCGCGGGGTGGCTTACAAGGTCGAGGCCGTTCTGCCAGACAACGACAACACCCTGATGAGGCTCTTGTGCTCATCAGTCCCCAACCCATGAGGTGAACCATGAAGATTCGTGCACTGGGCATCCTCTCCGGCGCTTCCGGCGATCGCGAGAAGGATGAAGAGTTTGTGGTCGACAAGGAGTATGGCGCCAGCCTCATCGCCCGCGGCTACGCCGAGGAGGTGACCGAAGTGGCCGCCGAGAAGGCTACCAAGCCAGCCAAGGCCGACCAGGCCAAGGAGTAGGCTATGGCCAGACGCTCCAGTATTCGGGGCGATATCCGGCTGCGTCGGACGCTTCGCAACATCCACAAGACCATGGACAACGAGTTGAAGCCTGCCATGGAGCAGGCAGCGGGTCGCATCTTGGCCACCCAGCAGCAGCTGATCCCAAAGGACACAGGTGACGCTGCTGCAGCGTTGAGGGTGTACGTGTCGCCCAGCGGCCTGGACGCCCAGATCGGCATTCGGGGCAAGCGGGACAATCGCCGGTTCTTCTACCTGCGCTTCATCGAGTACGGGACGAAGGGCTACATGGGCGGCAAGCGCGCGGGCAACCGCAACCAGCGCGAAACCAACAAGAGCGACGGCCAGCACTTCTTCGGCAAGCACCCGGACATTCCTGCCAGGCCCGCCCATCCGTGGCTGCGACCGTCAATGGACGTGAATAGGGAGTATGTGATGGCCGACCTTGAGGCTGCAGTGCGGCTTACGCTGCGCAAGGCGAGCCAGGGAGTAGGAAATGGCTGATCCATCGCTGGCCCTGCAAGAGGCGATCTTCACCAGGCTTCAGACTGAGGTCAGTTGCCCGATCTACGACGGGGCGCCGCTGAACGCGGATATGCCCTACGTATCCATCGATCGTGAGATTTCGGTCAATAGCACTCCGATCTCGGGCCGCAAGCGCGAAACTCGCCTGCTGTACTTGTCTGTCTGGTCCGATGCCGTCGGCCAGGCTGAGGTCAAGCGCATCAACGGCGAGGTTATCGCTGCCCTGGACGAGCGACGACTGCCGCTGGAGGTTGGCCGCGCTGTCTCGGTCCGTGTCATCCAGTCGGATGCCCAGCGCGACGCGGACGGCGTCACCTACCAAGGATCGATCACCGTCCGCGTGATCACCACCCACTGATTTACCTACCGGCCGCCCTGCGGCTTTATCCAATGTGCCTTTGGAGGAACCCCCATGGCCGAAGACAACCTGAACACGGCGGCCGGCTGCCGCTTGCGCTTTGGCGGGAAGACCGCCGCCACTACCGAAACCGAGTACAAGGCCGATGACTACATTGACGTGGGCGAGATCGAGGACCTGGGAGAGTTCGGTGACACCTTCAGTAGCGTGACCTTCACCGCCCTGAGCGATGGCCGGGTGCGCAAGTACAAGGGCACCGCAGACGCGGGCGACATCACCCTGACTGTCGGCCTGGACAACGGCGATGCCGGGCAGAAAGCGGTGTCCGTGGCGCACAAGGACCGCACCAAGGGTAACTACAACACCATGGTCACCCTCAACGACGGCGACCCTGATGCGACCCCGGAAATCCTGCCGACCACGTTCTACTTCGGCGTCAAGGTGATGAACAACACCGTGGCACCTGGTGCGGCTGACAACGTGGTTCGCCGGAACATCACGCTCGCCATCAACACCGAGATTCTGGAAATCCCAGCCCACGCTGCCCCGTAACCAGTCGGGGCTGCGGCCCCGCCTCAACAGGACCTGAACCATGAATAAGACTTTGCACGGCACCGTTACCGTGAAGCTGGGCGACGAGGAGTTCACCCTGCAGCCCACCCTGAAAGCGGTGCGCGCAATCGAGAGCCGGCTGGGCGGACTGCGCGGCGCTTCCCAGACGATCAATGCCTTGAGCGTGGATGGCTGCGCAATCATCCTGGCCGCCGGCGCCGACCTGGAAGGCAAGTCAGCTGAGGCGATCCCCGAGAAGGTCTGGCAAGCTGGTGTGCTGGGAGTGTCGGTGCAACTGAACGCCTACCTCGCTGCACTCTATAACCCGCGCGGTGGTGACCAGGGAAACGACCAAGCCGGGGCGGCGTAAGCGTCGTTGAGGACGGCAGCTACGTCGACCGGCTTTACGCCATCGCGACAGGCTGGCTGGGATGGACCCCCGCCACGGCCTGGAGTACACCATTGCCCGAACTGTTCATTGCGCTGGATGCCAAGATCGAGTGGTCACAGATGACCAATCCGTTTGGCAGCGGCAAGGCGACTAGCCAGAAGGCGAAGCCCAAGCCTACTGATGTGGCTGAGAAGCTGCGGCAGGCGCTGACGGGAAGGCGTGCTAATTAGCATTTTGTTAGTCTTCCCTGTCCAAGTGCGAGGGATTGACGATGCAGAAAATGATATTGATGCTTCCCGCCTTTTTGTTGCTGGCAGCATGCGGGCAATCGGATGCCCAGAAGGCAGAAAGTGCAGCCGCAATGGCTGAGATTAGAAACCAGCGTGTGGCTAGGGAGTTTGTGGGGGGAGTCTTAAAAGATCCCGACAGCGCTGAATTTCGTAACCAGCGCGGGCTTTGTGGCGAAGTGAATTCTAAAAATTCCTTTGGAGGCTATGTTGGTTTCAGGAGATTTATCGCGGCAAGCAAGGAAATGGTAGTTTTCGAAAATGATGGCCGCATGAACCCGGGCGATTTTGAGAAAGCTTGGTCAACGCACTGTCGTTAGTTTTTCCGTTTTACCACCCGCTTCGGCGGGTTTTTTATTGCCTGGAGAAAAGCATGGCTGACCAACAAGTCCAGGGGATGCTGGTTCAGATTGAGGCCACCACCGCCCAGTTGCGCCGCGAGCTTGCCAGTGCCGATCAGTTGGTTGGGCGAACTTCGCAGTCTATCGATCGGAACTTGGCACGGGTCGACACTGCATTCGATAGAGTTGGCGCCGCGGCTCAGCAAGCGGGAACATTGATCAGGGGAGCGTTCGCTGCTGTAGCTGGCGCAGGACTGATTGGCGGCATCATTAAACAAGTCGATGCCTATGGGCAGATGTCGGACCGCATGAGGGCCGCAGCAGGAAGCGCTGAAGAGTATCAAATCGTACAGCAACACTTGCTACGCACCGCCCAGGAGACCTACCGCCCGCTGGCCGAGGCCCAAGAGCTTTACATCCGCACCGCGGACGTAATGAAAACTCTAGGCTTCAACACCCAGCAGACGCTTGATATCACCGATAGCTTCAGCTTCCTGCTTGTGACCAACGCTGCGTCTGCCGACAAGGCGGGGTCGGCGCTCGACGCTTACTCCAAGGCATTGCAGACGGGGAAGGTTTCCGCCGACGGCTGGATCTCTATCCAAACAGCGATGCCGACTGTTGCAGAGGCGATCGCCAGCGCGACCGGAAAGAGCGCGAAGGAAATCCGCGCACTCGGGGTTGAGGGCAAGCTGTACCTGGATGACCTGAACACTGGCTTACTGCGCACGGTTGAGGCAAACCGCAAGGCGGCGGTAGACATGTCGACCAGCGTACAGGACGCGCTGACTAACCTGGGGACCGCTATCGGTACTTTTCTCGCTGACATGGAGGGGCGTACGGGCATTGTGGGTGGGTTGTCGAAGGTCCTGCTCACCCTGGCTGACAACGTCAACCTGGTCGCCATCGCGATGGGGAGCGCGGGCGCCGCTGCGCTGACCAACTACGTCGCGAAGGCCGGGCTGGCTTTGAAAGCTGCACTGGCCCAGCGTGTCGCCGAGGTCGAGAATGCCCGCGCAGCGCTGCGAGCCGCCGACGCCCAACGGATCTATGCTCAGGCACAGCTCCAGCAAGCTCAGGCCTCAGTCGCTGCCACCAGTGGTCTGCAGCGGTTGTCGCTGGTGCAGACACAACTGATCCCGCGACAGGCCGCGCTCAAGGCGTCCACGGATGCCCTGGCGGTAGCCCAGGCAAACCTGACCCGGGTAGCGACCGGCGGCTTGTTGGCCGCACTGGGCGGCCCGATGGGGCTGGCTCTGCTTGCTGGCACGGCGGCCGCAAGCTTCTTGCTGCTGCGTGACAACGCGGACAAGGCTGGCGTGAGCCTCGACGATCTGCACAAGCCTGTTGCTCAACTACGCGAAGAGTTCGCCAAGCTCAACAAGGATCAGCGCGAAGCGTCGCTGGTGAAATGGCAGCAGGAGCAGATCACGGCTACGGATAAGGTCAAGGATGCCTATGGCGATCTGGCCCAGTCCATTCGCTCAGCCACTGTTACGGCCCCGGCGCGAGACTCCAACGGGCAGTACAACAAGCAGTTGGCTGATTACCGGTCGATCATTGATCGGCTAAACGAGGCGCGTGCCGCCGGGGAAGATCTCTCGCCGACGCTCAAGGAAGTTGCCGATCGGTTGCAGATCCCAGCCAGCACAGTGCAGCGATGGCTGACGCAGGCCGGCGCTGTGAGTGACGCCGATCAGCGCTCTGGGCTAATCGCCGAGACGCTGCGCGTGCTAACCGGTGTCACCGAAGAAAATACCTCGGCCACCCAGGCCAACAATGCGGCCAAAGCTGGCATGAGCACTGCTGGCCAGACCTACCTGGAGACGCTGCAGAAACAGTTGGCCGGCCTGCAGGACAATGGCGATGCGCTCAAGATCGCAAACCGGCATATCGCCGAGAATGCGGATCTCACCGAAGTAGATCGGCAGGCGATTATCTCCGCGGCAAGCGCGATTGAGTCGCAGAAGAAGGCCAACGAGGCCGCGAACAAGGCCAAGCGCAAGGGCGCCTCGGAAAGCGAGCAAGCCAGCAAGAAACAGCTCAAGGATTTCGAGTCGACCGAGGAGGGCTACAAGCGCCAGATCGAACTGATCAACACCACTGGCGACAAGCAGAAGGACGCCACCGAGGTAGCCAAGCTTTCGTTCGAGCTGCAGGAGGGCAAGCTGGGGAATCTGTCCAAGGTTCAGCAGAAGCGCCTGCTTGAGCTGGCCGCCGAGCTGGACGGATTGAACAAGATCAAGAAGGCCAACGAGGACGCCCTGAAGCTCAGTGCGTTTAAGGCCGCCCAGGCTGCCGGTACCCAGACGACGATCAACGGCTACTCGCAGGAGCTGGCCGGCATCGGCATGGGGGATAAAGCTCGCGACCGGATGCGCGCCGACCTGGCGATTCGGCAGAAGTACGTCGAGGAGCTGAAGGCGCTCAACGAGCAAAGCAACACTGGGCAGATCAGTCCGGAGCTGTACGCCAGCCAGAGCCAGGTGCTGCAGGACGAGCTGAACAAGCAACTGATTGCTCAGCAGTTCTACTACGAGCAGGTCGACGAGTACCAGACCAATTGGCTGCTGGGCGCCCAGGAGGCCTGGCAGAACTACGCCGACTACGCCCAAAACTACGCGGCCCAGGCAGCCGACTTTGTCGGCGGCACCTTGGGTTCAGCTACCGGTGAGCTGGGCGGTGCCTTTTCCGACATCGTCACGCAAACGAAAGAGGCTGATGACGCCTTCGCTGATGCTGCCGCCGGCATGGCCAAGTCTATGATCAATGCCCTCGGCGACATGGCGGCGCAGTGGCTTATCTACCAGGGCGTACAGGCGTTGGTCGGATCTTCAACGCAGAGCGCTGCAAGTCTGGGCATGGTCGCCAACGCCCAGGCAACGTCGTTCCAGGCCAGCCTTGCCGCCTACGCCTCTACGGCAGCGATTCCGGTGGTTGGCCCCGCGCTGGCCCCGGGTGCTGCCGCTACGGCCGCTGCTGCAACTGCACCAATGGTTGCAGCGGTATCTACCGCGACCGCGATGGCAGGCGCCGGCTTCATGGATGGCGGCTACACCGGCCATGGTCGACGTGATGAGGTGGCGGGGCCAGTGCACCGCGGCGAGTACGTGTTCGACGCCGAGGCCACTGCGCGTATTGGCGTGGGCCGCCTGGAAGCGCTGAGTAACGGCCAGATCGGGATGGTGGGCACCTCTTCGGGCAGCGCCCCCGCGACCCAGCCGGCGCCGGGCGGGCCCGCCCCGATCATCATCAACTCACCGATCACTGTTCAGGCTCAGCCCGGTATGAGCGACGAAGCCGCGCGCCGCCAGGGGGCAGCGATGGAGGACGGGTTCCGGCAAATGTGCCGGGAGGTTGTCCGGGAGGAGTTCGGGCAGGGTGGCTCTATGTGGAGGCGGTAATGACAGAGACTTTTGACTTCGACATAGAGGCGGACGCCGATGGCGACATCAGTCAGCGCACTTGGGATAACGACTTCGGCGATGGCTACGCGCAGTCAGGCGGTACCGGCATCAATACGAAGTCGCAGTCCTGGAATGCAACTCACACAGGCCTGTTGGAGCAGGGAGAGGAGGCCCTTGAGATCTGCAAATTCCTTGATCGGCACGAAGGCTACAAAACCTTCTTCTGGACCCCACCAGGTGGAGTGCAGGGTCGGTATCGCGTCAAGGGCTACAAGCTCAAAGCCAGAGGCAGCTCCAAGCTGGTAACGATCAGCTGGACGTTCGTTCAACGATTCACCCCTTACTAAGCCCCGCCCAGTGCGGGGCTTCTTGTTTCTGAGGCCCCATGACTTTTAATACCGATATCCAGAAGCTCGAGCCGGGCAACCAGATCCGGCTGTTCGAAGTGGATGCCACGCGCCTGGGCGGTAACCTCTGGCGCTTCCACGGCCACGCCCAGGAGGGCGACATCATCTGGCAAGGCCATCTCTACGAGCCGATCCAAATCGAGGCGAAGGGGTTCGATATCCGAGGCGATGGCCGGCCTTCGTCGCCGACCCTGCAGCTGGCCAACGAGCTGGGCGGGGTGAGGGGTGCAATCTCAGCACTGTGCTTGCACCTGCGCGATCTGGCCGGCGCCAAGGTCAAGGTCATCGAGACCTTTCGCCACTTCCTGGATGCCGCGAACTTCCCCGACGGCAACCCAGCCGCCGCCAACCAGGCACGCATCAACCTCTGGTACATCGAACAGAAAACCGATGAAGACCGGGAGCAGGTGACCTTTCAGCTCTCCAGCCCGCTGGACCTGGAGGGGCAGATGCTGCCCACCCAGCAGATCACCAAGCTGTGCCGCTGGGCCTGCCGCGGGCAATACCGCCAGGAGGCGTGCGGGTACACCGGCACAGCCAAGTTCACCAAGAAGGACGAGCCCACCAACAACCCCGCGTTGGACCGCTGTGGCGGGCGCTGGAAGAGCTGCAAGGCTCGGGGTAATACGCGCCGCTTCGGCGGCTCCATGGGCGCCAGTCTCATTGCCAGCTCGAGGTAACCATGCGCATCAACCAACAACTACAAGCTGCCATTCGCGCGCACGCCGAGCAGGCGTACCCCGACGAGGCCTGCGGGGTGCTGATCAAGACCGAGCAGGGTCGCGAGTATGTGCCCTGCCGCAACCAGGCCAGCACCCCCCGCGAGCAGTTCTCGCTGAACCCTGAAGACTTGGCCCAGGCTGAAGACCGTGGCCAGGTGCTTGCGATCATTCACAGCCACCCTGACAAGTCGCCGGTGCCGAGCATGGCCGATAGGGTGAGCTGCGAGCTGCATGAGCTGCCGTGGGGCATCGTCGGCTGGCCTGGTGGTGAGATGGAGTGGTTCAAGCCCTCGGCCTACCAGGCCCCTCTACTGGGGCGTGACTTTGCGCACGGCCTGCTGGACTGCTGGGGCGCTTGTCGCGACTGGTACGCCCGCGAGGCCGGTCTGGTGCTGCCGAACTTCGAGCGTAAAGACCTGTGGTGGGAAGAGCGCGACGGCCCGAGCCTGTATGAAGCGAATTTCGCGGACGCCGGCTTCTACCTGGTTGACGAGCCCCACCGCGGCGACATGCTGGTATTCATCGTGCCGTCACCAGGCCGGCCATGCCACCACCCCAACCACGCCGCCATCTACCTGGGCGACGAGCCGGCCTTTGTCAGCGAGCCAGCCCCGGACCTGGGTGGCAGCGGGCCGTTCATCTATCACCACATGGCAGGGCGGGCCTCGACTCGCGAAATCTACGGTTGGTCGATGGCCAGCCGCCTGCGCCTGGTGCTGCGCCACAAGGATTACCGGCCATGATGCGAACCATCAAGCTCTACGGCGTGCTGCGCAAGCACTTCGGCAATGAGTTCACCCTCGACGTGTGCAGCGTGCGGGAGGCGATCAGCGCCCTGTGCGCCATGGTGCCGGGGTTCGAGAAGTTCCTGCGCACGGGCGAGGAGCGGGGACTGGTATTCGCGGTGTTCTCCGGCCGCCGAAACCTGCCCAATTCCGAGCTCGACCTGAAGGGCGATGACCCCGGACAGATCCGCATCGCGCCGATCATCCAGGGCAGCAAGCAGGGCGGGATGTTCCAGACGATCCTCGGGGCCGTACTGGTCGTCGCCGGGTTTTTCGCCGGCGGCACCACCACGGGCCTCGGCATGGCACTGATCGCGGGCGGTGCCGCACTGTCGCTCGGTGGCGTGGTGCAGATGCTGTCCCCCACGGCGCGGACTGGTACCGGAACCAAAAACGAAGACGGTAACAATCCGAGTTACGGCTTCGGCAGCGCGGTCACCACCATCGCCCAGGGCAACCCGTACCCACTGCTGTACGGCGAGCGCGAGATTGGCGGCGCCATCGAGTCTGGCGGGATTTACACCCAGGACAGGCTGTAGCTGTTGAGCCACCACCAACCCGCTTCGGCGGGTTTTTTTGTTTTCAGGAGATCTGCATGAGCGCAGTTGCAGCGAGGCCGCAGGCATCCCGCAAGCGTGTTGCCGGGGCCAAGGGCGGCAGTTCGAAGCCGAAGCAGCCGAGCATTGCATCGAACAGCACGCCTTCTATCGCTACGGCCCGCATCGTCTATCTGTGGAGCTGGGGGCCAATTGTCGGCCCGGTGGATGGCCTGCGGTCGATCAAGCTCGGCGGCACGCCTATCCAGGCCGCCAACGGCACCATGAACTACCCGGGTGTGAAGTGGCAATTCCGTTCTGGCGAACTGAACCAGCCTCGCCTGGACGGTATTGCCGAGTCGAGTAACGAGATCGGCGTCAGTCAGGAACTGCGCAGCACCACGCCCTACATCTACACCGTGACCAATTCTATGGTCGACGCTGTGCGCGTGCGCTTCAGCTGGCCACAACTCCAGTCGCAGGATAAGTCCGGCAACATCAATGGCGTGCGGATTGACTACGCGATCGACGTGGCCACCGATAGCGGCCCGTACCAGCAAGTACTGGCGTCTTCGGTAAACCGCAAGAACATCACCAAGTACGAGCGCTCCCACCGCATCAACCTGCCCGAGGGTAGCCGGTGGTCGGTGCGTGCTCGCCGCATCACGCCAGAAGCCAACAGCTCCCTGGTGCAGGATGGGATGTGGATCGATGCAATCGCTGAAGTCGTCGACAGTGACCAGGAGTACCCGCTGACTGCCGTCGGCTGCCTGGAGTACGACGCCGAGCAGTTCGGCGGGGACATCGCTAAAGTTGCTGCGCTCATGCGTGGCCGCATTGTTAGCGTGCCGGCGAACTACGAGCCGGAGACACGGACCTATCACACCAGTGGCCCCGGTACCACAAATGGCGTGTGGAACGGCACGTTCAAGCAGGCCTACACGAACAACCCAGCCTGGGTCTTTTATGATCTGGTCCTGCACCCGTACTACGGCCTGGGCGAGCGCATCGATTCCACGCAGATTGACCGCTGGTCTCTGTACCGCATCGCACAGTACTGCGACCAGCTTGTGCCGAATGGCGCCGGCGGCCAAGAGCCGCGGTTCACCTGCAACCTCTACCTGCAGAAACAGGCCGAGGCCTATGCGGTGCTCCAGGACCTGACCTCGATTTTCCACGGCATGGCCTTCTGGGACGGTAGCCAGATCGTCGTCAACGCCGACATGCCCAGCGACCCGGTGTACACCTACACCCCGTCGCAGATCCTGGGCGACGGCGCAATCAAGTACAGCGGCAGCCGGTTGCGTGACCGGCACAGCCTGGCGATTGTGGCTTGGGACAACCCGGCCCAGGGCTTCGAGACCGACAAGGAGCCCATCTTCGACGACGAGGCCATGGCCGAAATCGGCGTGCGCGAAGTGTCCGTCGAGGCGCTGGGGTGCACATCGCTCGGCCAGGCGCAGCGCGCCGGCCAGTGGGCGCTGATGACCGAGCAGCTGCAAACTCGGGGTGCGACTATTCGTGTTGGGCTCGATGGGCATATCCCGCGGCCAGGCCAAGTGATCGCCCTGTCTGATCCGATGCTCTCTGGCCGCGCCAACGGCGGGCGTATCGCTGCAGTCGCAGGCCGGGTTATCACCCTCGACCGCGATACCGAGGTGACACCCGGTGCCCGCCTGCTGGTCAACCTGCCCAGCGGCAAGTCTGAGACCCGGCAAGTTCGATCGGTTGCCGGGCGGGCTGTGACAGTGATCGCCGATTTCAGCGAGGCCCCGCAGCCGGAATGCGCCTGGGCGCTGGACTTCGACGACCTGAAGCTGATGCAGTTTTTCGTGCGCAACGTGACGCGCCCGGAATGGCACCAGTTCCAGTTCGAGCTGATCCAGCACGAGCCAGAAAAGTTTGATGTCATTGACTACGGCGCAGTGATCGACGATCGGCCGATCAGCGTGCTGCCGCCAGGTGTGCAGGAAGCTCCGGCGCAGGTATTGATCAGGAGCCACAGCTCGATAGAGCAGGGGCTGGCTGTCACCACCATGACAATCGGGTGGGATGCCGCGCCGGGGGCCGTGGCTTATGAGGTCGAATGGCGCTGGGGTGCGCGGGACTGGATCAAGTTACCGCGCACTGGCGAGCTCTCTGCCGACGTGCGCGGCGTGTATGCCGGCCAGTACCTGGCTCGCGTGCGCGCCGTAAACGCGATGAACGTGGCGTCGATGCCTGCCAGCTCAATGTTGACCGAGGTGGCGGGCAAGACCACGCCGCCGCCGGCAGTTACCCACCTGCTGGCCACCAGCGAGCTGTTCGCGATCGGGCTGAAGTGGGGCTTCCCACCTGGCGCCGAGGACACACAGCGTACCGAGATCTGGTACAGCCCAAGCAATGACCTGTCGGTGGCCACGAAACTCACTGACCTGGCCTACCCGCAGCGTGACTTCATGCTGCAGGGGCTGGCTGCGGGCGTGTCGTTCTTCTTCTGGGCACGCCTCGTCGACCGCACTGGCAACCTCGGGCCGTGGTATCCCGTGGACAACGGCGTACTGGGGCAGAGCGGCATGGATGCTTCGCCGATCCTCGACCTCATTGCAGGGCAAATTGGCGAGACTGAGCTGGACAAGGAGCTAATCGACAAGATCGATGGCCTGCAAGACCAGATCGATGCGCTGGACGGGCTCAAGGCATACGACCCGGGTGAGCCATACGTGAAAGACCAGATGGTCGTGGTCGATGGTCGGATCTACCAGGCAAAAGGCCCTGTTCCTGCCGATGCCTCGGGTGCAAATTCTCCACCGAACGCGAACCTCTGGATCGATGTTGGTCAGTCTGTGCAAGCGGCCAACGGCCTTGCACAGCAGGTGCAGACGAACAAGACCAACATCGAGACCGTCGACGGCAAGGTCACGGCGACAGCCGAGAGCCTGCAGGCTCTGCGGGCGTCTGCTCGTGACGCCGATGCCGAAGGCGATCTGGCCGGCGCGCTGCACCAGTGGGACGCGACAGCGGCATTTGCAGAGGAAGTGAAGGTCAGCGCCTCTCGCGATGAAGTCATCGTGCGCAAGACCGAGACGCTCGAAGCGACGATGAATGACACGACGGCGGCCGTGCAGACGATTAGCCAGGCCCAGGTCAATGCCGATGAAAAGGCCAGAACGATGTGGGCGGTCAAGATGCAGCTCACCGCCCAAGGCCAGTACGTTGCAGCAGGCATTGGGCTCGGCATCGAGAACGGCCCCGCAGGCCTGCAAAGCCAGTTCCTTGTCAGCGCTGACCGCTTCGCGGTAGTGAGCACGTTGAGCAGTGGACAGCTCTTCACGCCGTTCGTTGTCGAGGCCGGTCAGGTTTTCATGAGTCAGACGTTCATCCAGGACGGCACGATCACGAACGCCAAGATCGGGAGCTTCATCAGTTCGACGAACTACGTGCCGGGCGTCCAAGGCTGGCGACTGAACAAGGACGGAACACTCGAGATCAACGGCGCTATCGCGGGGCAGGGACGGCTCACGATCACGCACCGTGCCGTGAAGGTTTTCGACAGCAATGACCGACTGCGCGTGCAACTTGGGGATCTAACGGCATGAGCTATGGCCTACGGACATTCAGTGAAGGCGGCGTAGTTGAGCTTGATACCGACAGCTTCACCTACCAAGTTCTTCACAGCCAAACCTACACGCTGACGGGAAATGGGGCAGTCGTTTCTGTCCCCATTTCAGGGTTCAACCCGGCAACATGCACGGCCGTGATACTTCCAACAACTGCACGCAAAAACGAGTTCAACGAAAACGCAATGCCCTATATGAGGGTGGCTGTAGGCAATGTGACCGTACGATCAAAGCATCCAAACCAGCCTGGCACTGAAGATTACGGGTCACACATTCAGTTCCGTCTTCTTGTAATGAGGTTCAAGAATTGAGCTTTGGACTTTACGTTAGAAATGACGATGACTACGTGCAGATCGACTCCAACAACCCCAGGCTGTGCGCGCTGTACAGCGGGACTTACTCCGCGACAAGCTCAAGCACTGTAGTCGTCTCGTTCCCGGCCACGATAAGAACGACCGAGCCGCCCTGCATCTTCATTCGCAACTCGCCGAGCCAGCCGGACATTCTCTATCGCGAAATGACAATTACCGGCTCCCCAGGCAACTGGACAGGCTTCAGACTCGAGAGCGGCAATGTGACCTGGCGGCCCACCGGGAAGTGGTTTGCAGCTGTATTTGCCAGCCGCTCAGCAGCGAGCTGGGGACTGAGGATGTGGGATGAGGCCGGAGTCATCATCTACGACTCCGGGTCAACTCCGGTCATTTTCACCAAGGCCACAAACTCATGGAGTTATCAAGGCACGGTCCAGCTGACACTGGGGAATGCCTATTACTACTTGTGCGCTGCTGTGGGGGCGCTGGCTTCGGACGAGTACTTCATGATCAACCCGTTTTCTCGCGGGCTCATGGCACCCAACCAGGCCCTCACAAATTGGTGTGGTGCAAGATTCAACTACTCAATCAACCGGCTGCAGATCTATTCAGTCGGGACCACAGGCTGGAGTGATCTGGGTCAGCCCGGAGCTGTTTTTGCCCGCTTGCCAGGGACATAACAGTCGCATTCGAAAATCAACATTACCCGCCGCGGCGGGTTTTTTATTGCCTGGAGAATTTATGCCCTGGTACAGAGAAGGCAAGGTCGCAATCGCGGCCGGACAAACCACCGTAACCGGTACCGGTACAAACTTCCCGGCGAACTGTCGTGTCGGTGACGAATTCAAAGGCCCGGATGGCAGGGGCTACGAAGTCGTGAACGTCACTAGCGATACAGTGCTGAGCATCGTTCCCCCCTATCAGGGGTCTACGGTCACAGCAGGGGCCTACAGCCTGGTCCCGATCCAGGGCTACCCAAAGGATTTAGCCGACCGATTCAAGCAGATCTCAGAGCAGTTCGGCTCGACTCTGGCGGTGCTCGGCGTTGCCACGACTGCACCGAAGCTTCGGGAGAACATCGGCGCCGCGGCGCGCGGGGCGAATAGCGACATCACGTCACTGACCGGCATGACAACCGCGCTGAGCGTCGCTCAGGGCGGTACAGGCGGCAGCACACAAGCGACCGCCAGGGCAGGCCTGGGCCTAAAGGCTGCCGCAACGGCTGATATCGTCGGCACAGTGAGTCAATCGGGCGGCGTACCAACGGGTGCGATATTTGAGAAGGGCAGCAATGCAAATGGCAGGTACGTCAAATACGCGGACGGCACCGCCACCGCCGAAATGGCAGTAACTACCACGTCTTTTTCTCCTGTCGCGGGCCTGCACGTCTCCAACGATATTGGCACCCCAACCCCAGTGACGTTCATTGCTGGCAGCGCTGTCCTTTCCGGCAATGACGCTTTAAACAACTCATTTCTGGTTGCGGGCCGGGTAGAACCCAACAACATCAGTGTGAAGGCCTACTTCACTTCATCCCCTGGCGTACCGGTGAGAACCATAAACATTGTTGTGCAAGGGAGGTGGTACTGATGCGCATTAAATTGTCACCGTTCGGTGCAGACGAAATACTCGTGCTCAGCAGGAGCGGCGAATCGATCACGATCAACGGCATGAAGCTCGATTTCGAAGGCGTGCATGACGGCGCGATGCTGCCTGCAACTGCGACGAACTGCTCGTGGCTGTATGGGCCAATCGAGCGGGTCGCCGGAGAGCTTACGTTGACCGTCAGGCTTCCTCATGGCGCGATGGCAAGCGCGCAGTCACGATTCCCGGTGGATATCGTCAATCCACCAGAGGGCCGCATTCAGCTCCCCACAGACTTCGACCCCAAGCCCGAGCAGCCTGAGGTCTCCTGGCCAGATACCATCGGCTCGATCGACTGGAGCCAGATGGTCACGGCAGAGATGAAGCAAGAAGCCGCTGCAGCGAAGCACCTGGCCGGCGTGCAAGGAGAAATCGCCGCTCAACGAGGCGTTGCCGACTCGGCAATCGCACCGCTGCAGGATGCGGTCGACCTCGACGACGCAACCGAGGCTGAAGCCACTGCGCTGAAGGCCTGGAAGAAATACCGGGTCGCACTGAACCGCCTGCCTGAGCAGCCAGGTTACCCGACAGATATCGACTGGCCCGCGCCGCCGGCCTGACCACAGCCGAACACCAATACCCGCCTTGAGCGGGTTTTTTATTGCCTGGAGGAACACATGGCTCGAATTTCCGACTCACTGGCGGGCAGCAAGAATGCTCTCGCCTTCCTCGACATGCTGGCATGGTCCGAAGGCACGTCGATCAGCAAGCACACCCGCGACGACGGCTATGACGTTGTGGTTGGCGGCATCGATAGCCCGAACACGTTCAAGAGCTACAGTACACACCCTGGCGTGCTGGTGACCGTGAACAACAAGGGCCTGAAGTCCACGGCCGCTGGCCGGTACCAGCAGCTCCAGCGCTACTGGCCGCACTATCGCGACCTGCTCAAACTGCCCGACTTCGGGCCCACCAGCCAAGACAAGCTGGCACTGCACCTTGTCAAGGAGCGCGGCGCCCTGGCGGACGTGCACGCCGGCCGAATCCAGGCCGCAATCACGAAGTGCCGGAATGTCTGGGCCAGCCTGCCGGGCGCCGGGTACGGGCAGCATGAGCGCAAGCTGGATGACCTGCTGGCGCACTACGTCGCCGCCGGCGGGAGGCTGGCGTGAGCGGATGGGCCTGGCGCGCGACAGCCTTGCTGCTGTTGCTGGCGTCGTACTGGGGCGCCTATGAACATGGGCGCACGACGATGGACGCCGAGTGGCAGAGCAGGTGGGCTGCGCGCGATGCCGGGGACAAACAGGCTTGGGCCCTGGCCGAGGCTGCAGAGCGGACCAAGGAGCAGGCTCACCAACAACAAATGAACAAGGCGATTCTGGATGGACAGAAAATCATTGACCGTGCGGTGGCTGATGCTGCCGCTGCTCGCGCTGATCTCAGCCTGCGGGATGAAGCTGACCGAGCAGCCAACCGTATCACCAGTTCGGCCGGCGGCCATTCCTGCACTGCCGCAGCAAGCGCGGCAGCTTCCCGCGTCGCCCTGGTGCTTGCCGACGTGCTCAAGCGCGCTGATGAAAGAGCGGGAGACCTGGCGACAGATGCTGATCAAAGCCGGGGAAGGGGAGCAACCTGCGAACAGGCCTATACTGCCCTGACCGAAATCGGAGGGCAGCATGGACGACTTGCAGGCGAAAATGGCAGCGGGTGAGCCGCTGATGCAGCAAGCGATGGATGCGGTGCGGCGCTACCACGAGGCGCGAGATTCGCTTACCGCGGCAGAAGAGGTCGACCGCTTGCGGCTTGAGGCCGAAGCGCTGATGCAGGCTGTCAGTGAGTATCAGCAGGCTGCGCTTGGAGGCCCGGCGGCAACTCGCCACTGAGTGCGCAGCTCGCTGGGAGCACTCGCCCGGTAGATTTCAGCTGTAAGTCGTGCAGGTCCTTCGTTAGCCCCTCGTTCATTGCCACAAGCTTGGCGATGTTTCTGCGCGCCTTGCTCAGCTCTCGGGTCAGGTATTCGGCCTCATTCGTCATGAGCACCACCTGGTGCTTCCACATCTCCAGCTCAGTTGGCGCTCCGAAGCCGTCAAAGTCTTCAATATCTTCAAGGTCTTGGGTCATTTCCGTCACTTTACGAATACTGTTTGCATATACAGTAATCCAGCTGAGCGGATACGGCGAATTGAGGCGACGAATTGCACAGGGGGAGGGGATTTGTTCGGTCGGCAGGACGCCGGAGGAGGGGTGAAAATCGGTTCCAAAACTCCAACGTCACCCCTTGCAACATGCGGCCTGCAGAGGTGCTGTTGTGCTTTAGTTTTGGAACCGAAAACCTGTTGCAAGCCACGGCGGGCGGGCATTTGTCTATCGGTCTTGAAAACCGTCGATGGGCAACTATCCTAGAGTTCGAATCTCTACGCTTCCGCCATCTTCAAAGCCCTGATTAGTCAGGGCTTTTTGCGTTTCTGGGGCAGCGAAATTTGCCCTGCCTGTAACCCCATCGTTTCCGCATTTTTCCGATCATTTCCGCAAATACATCCCTCCTAGGCCCACGGACCACTCTCGGCAGCTCCATTTGTGAAAATGATTTGCATTCCAAATGCCGCTTTAGCCTGTCTTCCTTCGTAGGTTTGATGCTTCTGATGTCGAGGCTACACCTGTGTCGGCGCGTTATTTCCCTTCAGGGGGCGGAATCTAGGGGGGGCTTTGCGCAGTTGTTACTGTCTAGATGAGGCGCTTGTATTGTGTTTTGCTCTATACTGTCGTCCAGTTTTAACAGTGTTTGATGGTGATTAAATTGATTTTCAGAAGAGAATATGATCTTTCCGTGCTGAATGGGGTTGAGAGCGGGGCCGTGAGAGATAGGGGGAAAATTCCGATACTTTGTATTGATGACGAAGGTCTTGAGTATGAAAGTATAATTAGACATCACGGATTTAATATCCGCGTGGTTACGGACGTTGATGATATAAAAGCTGTTAGTGAGTACCCTATCGTCATATGTGATATTCAAGGGGTTGGAAAGGCTTTTAGATCTCAGTTTCAAGGGGCGCATATCATTGAGGAGATCAAGAAGCAGTACCCAAGTAAGGTTGTGATAGCGTATACCGGTCAAAAGCATGATGCTCGTTATAATAAGTATTTTTTGATGGCTGACGCAATGTATTCGAAGGATATGGATTCGGATCAGTGGGTTGATAACTTGGATCAGGCCGTGGAAAAAGTAGTTGACCCGGTGGCGCAGTGGAAGCGAATGCGTGATTATTTGTTTAGCAAGGATGTTCCGACTAGAAGTGTCTATCTGCTTGAGTTGGATTATATCGAGTCTATGCTTAAGAAGAACAAAACTATACTTGCTAATTCTAAGGTGCTGAAGGGTGTGAACCCTGATGTGCGTGGTGTGATGCAGGGGTTTGTAGCTAGTTTGATTTTCAGTATGGTGACTGGTGGATGAATAGTAATTTGTTGCCCCTGCCTACTTGGTCGAAAGAAGATTTGGCAGTGCTCGATGGCACGTTTTTTGAGGCTCCTCAAATTTGCCACAAGGCCAAAAAGAAACAATGTAAAAAGTACTATGAAAGTATTGAGTTGCGTAAGGGCTTTCATGAATGTCCAATGGGGTTGAGTAGTTATAGTTCTGGCGAGGAGGGCCAGTCTATTGTAACCGCGGTGCGCATAGCGGATACGTATGATGGGAAAAAGTTGAAGCAAGAGGACGCATTTCTACCAACTTTGCCCAAGAAGGTTGTTTTGGATAGCTTCTTCAAAACTAGACATCTTACTGCTGATGGGCATCTAAAGGTCCAGGTAAAAGCTCCTTTAGAAGCGGGGGGTGTAATTGGCGCCGGAGCAGTGGAGGATAAAGATCTCGTAGACTTTTCTCTTCACGAGATAAGGAAGTTTAATACACAGATTAAAAGGTGTGCTGAAGAGCTCATGCTTAGCGCCATAAACCCTGATAATAAATTTGCGGGGTATGTGGAGCTTAAATCCAAGAGTATATTTGCGTCTAGCTCTATGCTGTCAACTAGGCTCAGTGTATATGATTTTGAGGCTAACCCGGAAATTATTACTTCTAGTACTCAGCGTGCTAGTCTTTATAAGAAATTTGATAAGGCTCGGCGGGTGTTAGACGTGTATGCTAAAGATCAGAGGGTTAGAATCGATCAATTCGTAGGGGCTTCGTACTATGAGATGGATGGTTATCAAGTGCTGGATTTCCTTCCATTCGTCATTCTCGAGAATGCCATAAAGTATTCGCCTAAAGAGCAAGATGTCTCTGTGGTTTTTGATGATACTCATAGCTCATTGAAAGTCACTGTTTCCTCACTAGGCCCGAAAAATACGAAAGAGGATCTTCGCGAAGTCTTCGTAAAGCGCGGTCGTGGTAGAGTTGCCAGAAGTCTCGATACCAGTGGTGGAGGTTATGGCTTGTATTTTGGGAAGCTCATTTGTGATCTTCATGGGATCAATATATCGGTAGACTCTGATGATTCTGTGTTGAGCTTTAATGGTTTGGAATATTCGATGTTTACGGTTGAGTTGAGATTGCAGAAATAAAGTGACTAACGAGTAGGTTCAACTATCTCGCCGATACGTCTGTAGACAGTTTCGGTAATTCGTTTGTCGGTATGGCCTAGTAGGCGGCTAGCGTGTACTAAGTCCCTAATCTCGCTTGCTGCCTTAGGGCGTATATCTCTGAATTAGAAGAGCTGGATTTTTTCAGCCAACACTTTATCTTGGTTTTTGGACGCCTGTTCAGCTGCAGATTTCCTGGCTCCATCGAATCGGAGGCGTAGCATTGATGCGGTTACGTTTTTTCCATTCTTAGTTGTGATTAGATAGGGGTTGAGAAACCCGCGCTCTTTGCGTTGTTGAAGCAAGCGTTGTAAGAAGATTCCTAGTTCGTTCAGCTGGCCATTGCTTTCCAGTTGAATTCGTAACTTTTTTGACGTTTTGCCTTGAGCTACTTGAAGGTGTCCATTTACGCAATCAGTTGCTCGCATGGAAAGCACATCTGCGGGCCGTTGCCCTGTCAAGTATGCGAGGTCCATAGCGTCTCGTAACTCAGATGCCGCCCAGCGGTAGACCGCATCCCAATCCTCCGGTCCGGCATAAAAATCACGTGGCCGTTCTTTATTTTTGCGAACACCGAAAGCCGGGTTTTCTTTTTCGGTAATACCCCACTCACGGGCCATATTGTAGATATGTGAAAGCAAAGAAATTTCGCGGTTTGCCCGAACCTTGCCTGACCGCTTATCGCGGTACTGTGCGATTATCTGCGGCGTGATCGCATCAATCGGGGCATCGCTGAATGCTGCTCGCAGTTGTTTCAGAGAAAGCAAATTGTCTTTTTGCGTGCGCGGCATTTTCCCTGGAATCACATCACGATCTCGTACCGGTTGAAGACGTCGCCGAGCAGACGGGTAATCTTTGGTAGAGCCTTTCGGTCGAGCTTGGCCCATTCGGTTTTTGCAATGTCTAGGTCGGTGCCGAGAGGGATCTCGATACGTTTCCCATTTTCGTCGCGGCCGTCATAGTAGTAGCCTATCCACTGCTTTCCGCTTTTGAGATTGCGGACCCGCCGCAACATTCGCGGCGGCAGGTCACGATTGCTAGCTTTTTTATATCGCATTTATCAACTCACTCGTGCCAGATCGAATGTCCAGGTTTCGGTCACCGCGTTCGATTCGGATGGCTTCAGCCCGGCGAATTCAGGCGACGAATTGCACAGGGGGAGGGGATTTGTTCGGTCGGCAGGACGCCGGAGGAGGGGTGAAAATCGGTTCCAAAACTCCAACGGCACCCCTTGAAGCATGCGGCCTGCAGAGGTGCTGTTGTGCTTTAGTTTTTGAACCGAAATCTGCTGCAAGCCACGGCGGGCGGGCATTTGTCTATCGGTCTTGAAAACCGCTGACAGGAGCTCAAAATCAGTTCCGCAACCCAAGGCGCACCCCTTGATTTCAAAGGGCTGTAGCCTCACTAAAAAAGCACCGATGCGGAATTGATTTTCTCGTAACCTGTTGAAATTGCTGGAAATGCAACTCGGATTGCAAATCCGTCTACGCCGGTTCGATTCCGACCTCGGCCTCCATTATTGAAAGCCCCGCAGATTAACGTCTGCGGGGTTTTTCTTTGGGCGAAAGAAAACCTGATCGTTTCCGCATCTTGAGGCATCGTTTCCGCATCAGCCCTCTACTTGGTCGGGCTGACCACTTCGCCGACTCGGCGATAAACACGCTTGGTGATTTCCCCTTTCCCTGGTCGAGAAGTGCATGACTGGTGGCTCGTACAAAAAGTCAGAGCCAAAGACCTGGTAACGTCCGTTACAGTCAGCGCCGCCTCATCAGGCGGCGTTTTCGTATGGGGGGAAGGCGCTGGCGGGCAGCGCTGCTGGTGTTATGCTTCGCCGCTTACCAAACAGGGAGAGTGGTAGTGAAACTGCGGGAAAAGCATAAGGTATTTCAGGAATGGTTCACGCCGCGGCGGCGTCGGCGAGCGGGCGGTACGTTGCTCGTCATCTGGACTGTCGGCATCTGCGTTTACCCTGGCAAGCACTGGATCTACGTGATGATTCCCGGAATGATGTGGTTCATGAGCGCTTGGCCTCCCGAACTCCATGACAAGCGCTGAAGCACTGGCGGGCGGCGCCGAAGGGGCAGGCCGCGCGGCGCTTCAGTTGATCAGTAAGCTGCGTTGGCAGGTTGCGGATAGTCAGGCTGCTGCTGTCCTGGTCGAACTCAATCTTGGAGCCGAGCAAGTGAGGCTCGAAGCTGATCGACAAACCCTCTGCTCGACCGGTGTAGCGCCTGAACTGGTTCAGGGTGCGCTTGTGCGCAGTGAAGCTTTCCATCAGGCCGTAGTCCCCGGCCTTGATAAATTCGGCGAAGGTTGCGGGTCGATCTTCATCGAGCACCTGCACCGTGTAGTGAGGCCCAAATATCAACATCAACCGGTCGGAACAGGGTCAATGCGGGAGCGCATTCAGGTGGGGCAATACGTAATGCTTCGCGGCGGCATGCGCCGCCCTTCGTGACCTGAGCGCCTACGCAAGTTATCGTGCGGTTATGGATGGATTACTGAAGGAGGCGTGAATGCTGTGGTTCGGAACCGACAAAGCCAGGTTCAAGGTTCAGCGGCGCATCGCGGGCGTCGTCTTGTTCATCGCGGTCTTCTTTCTGGCCGCACAGCTCGAAGCATGGCGCTCAGATAACGCCGCATTTGGCGATGTACTGGACGGCATCATCTTGACTGTGTTTGCAGGAGGCATGTTCTACCTGGCAGGCAGATGGTGACTCTGGTGGCCCTCCGTGGCCGGATGCGGCATGGGGGTGAATGAACCTTTTCATCCAGCGTCGTCTACATTGGAGGGGCTATCCCCTTTCTGAGAGTACGGCCATGCTCAAATCGAAAACGTTGATCTCAGTGCTATCAAGCCTTGTTTTAGTTACAGGCTCGGTCGGCGCATGCGCTGACCCCGGTAATGGAAAAGGGCAAGGCAACGGAAAGGGTAACGCTCACAATGCTCAAGGCCACGGCAACCAGGGGAGCGGGGCTAAGGGAACGCGTTCAGGGCAAAATGACTGGGACCACGGCCCGAACATTGATCGTGGCAGCGTCCTGAACGTTCTGAACAGTTACCACAATTATTGGGCCCCAGGCCCAGCACTACCGCCTGGCATCCAGAAGAACTTGGCACGAGGAAAACCGCTCCCTCCTGGCATCGCGAAAAAGCTCGACGCAAGACTTATCGGCCATCTACCGCGCTACGATGGCTATGAGTGGCAACAAGCTGGCACAGACTTGATTCTCGTTGCTATTGCCACTGGCATCATCTACGAAGTGATAAATGGAGTGCTGGATTAAGCTCGATCTATTAGAAGCTCGCATCAGGCTTTACAGGCGGCGCGCTTGCTCCTCTGGATGCGAGTTGAAGGGTTACGGGTGCTGTGCGCTTGGACCGACAAGGAGCCGATAGCGCCTGAAGTACGTACCGTCGATATCAACTTCTCCGTCAGGGCGAAACCCTAGGCGCAGTACACCTTTGATTCGAACTCTGGTTGGTGGAAGCAGTAGGGTAATCGACTCCAGCCTCAACTCCTGAACAGCGCGCCGTACGATTTCATTGAAAATTACCTTTCCCAATCCCCAGTAGTGTGGATGGAGCACCAAGGCAAGATCGGCGTCGTCGCCCTCTTTCTGTAGCCCACCCCAACCGGCAAATTCATTCTCGACGAAGAAGGCCCAGGGCCCATATCCGTTAAGGACCCATTGGGCCTCTTTTTGGGCGACCCATGCCTTGCATTTTTTTTCGTCAAAGTCGGGGCGGCCCAAGGGCATCTGGCGTAAGACATCTGGATTGTTGTTAAGCGCCATGATGTCATCGGTTGAAACATCGCTGAGATGTCGGAACGTTAGCTGCATGATTTGCCTTGCGGATGACTTGATGTTCACCAATACCGGCAACCCACCATTATTTCAATGTCCAGGGGCGTGATGAGCAGACCGATGCCGCCACCATCGCCGACCGGATCAACAGCAAAAGCTGAACCTGGCCAACCAGTACGGTGACAGCGCCTGCGGCATGAGCCTCGACGAGTACAACCAGAAGCTGGCGGCTCTTAAATTATGCTCATGCAGAAAAATGGCTCAAAAAAAGCCCGCGCTAGACGGGCTCAAGTACGCGTCGGGACAGTGACCTCACACGTTATGAGGGCTCAAATCGGGTGCCGCAAGCATGACACAGCCAACTACGGCGCCAGACTTCCAACTTGTCGTATTGCGCGACGTTGAACCGCCAATGACGAACAAAACCGATCACGCCGATTGCAATGAACGCAACGCCAATGAAGAACCTGGTCCAATCGACTCCCCACCAGGTGTTCATGAGTTTAAGGCCGTCATACAGGATGATGGAGCCCACGATCGTAAGTATGACGGGCCCCAGCAAGCGTTTGCCTGGTGGGGGAGAGACGCTGGCGGCCAGGTCAGTCTGATGTTTACCCGTCGTCTCGACCGTAACACTTGGCCCTACTCCGGATTGCACTTGATGCGTCGTTTTGATGCGGGAGGTGCCTGCGGCATGGATAACGGACAGCAGTTGAACATTTTGCCCGTGACAGTGTGGGCACGCGACGGCATTGTGACTTACCACTAGTTCATTCCTTTGAAATGACAAAGTGCGCATTTTAAAACAGCTCCGAACATTCTTGCACTTGGTGGCATTTTGCTTGCAGCCACTTTGCTGGTTGACCGAGAGGGGCTCTTTTCATCTTGAATCCATCGCTGTGGTAGCGCATTCGATTCATCCGCCCCTGCACCAGGGTGGCGTGCACCGTTGAAGTGAGCTATTGCTGATGTTTCGGCACCTGGCCGACTCAGGAGACCATTCGATGAAACAGCTACTGTTGGGCGCCTTGCTGGTGAGCGCTGCCGGTATTGCCCATGCGGACATCCCGCTGCTTAACGCCACCTGCCCAGGCAACATCGAGGTTCACGCCGATGAAGGCGGGCCGATCTATATCAATGGCAAAGAGGCCACGTTGAAGAAATTCAACGACAACTATTTCGAAGCCAAGGGCAGCGGGATAACCGTGTCGCTCACCATCAGGCCCGACGGCTCGCCGGATGTGTCGTACACCGGCAAGAATCGTGCGAATGGCGTCTGCGAACTGGCCGATCAGGACTGAAACGCCAGCGCCCGGTAAGCGCTGGCACGATGCGTCACTCAACCGCTGCGAAGGCAAGTGCCGCAAGCGTTCTGGCGCGAGGGTCCATCAGCACATGGCTGCCCATGGTGGTGGTCACGAAACCAAAGCTCATCTCCAGGTCTGGGTCTGCGAACGCCACCGGCCCGCCCAGCCCAACATGACCGAATGCCTGCGGCCCCATGCAATAGGACGCGTCAGGGTCGGCGGCATGTTCCATCATGCAACCCAGGCCATAGCGCATGGGGCGCCGCAGGGTCTGGTCGAACCCTGCACTTTGCTCTGTGCCGAACGCCTTCAACAGTTGTGGCCCCAACAACTTGCCTTGCAGCAGGGCACTGTAGAATCCCACCAGGCCATGGGCGTTGCCATGGCTGCAGACGCCCGGCTGGTGGTAGCCCCACCAGCGCGGATTACCCGTACGGGTGGGTGAAAGGCTGGGGTTGGTGAATGCCAGGGTCGCCACATGCGCAGGCTCATTGAGGATGAGGGTGCGCAGGTCCTGTGCGAACCGGTCACCCACTCGACCGGGCGCATGCTCGAAGTGAGCGATACGCTTGAACTGATCGGCAGGCACGCCCAGGAACACATCCAGCGCATGGGGTTCGAGGATCTCCTGGTGTATGAAAACCCCGGCGTCGCGACCGTCCACGCGGCGGATCAGCTCACCGATGATCCACCCATAGGTGGTCGCGCCGTACCCCACCTGTGTGCCTGGCGACCACCACGGCTGTTCGTCTGCTGTCACCTGGACCATGTGGTTCCAGTCGTACATGTGGGGCGTGCGATCCGGCAGGCGCAGCGCAGGCAAGCCGCTGGTATGGCTCAACACCTGGCGAAGGGTGATTCGTTCTTTGCCGTGTCGAGCGAATTCAGGCCAGTGTTTGGCCACGGGATCATCCAGACCCAGTCGGCCCCGTTCCACCAGCATGAGTACCGCCACAGCGGTGATCGGCTTGATGGTGCAATAGGCGTTGACCAGGGTATCGCGCTGCCAGGGGGCATGGCCGTGCGCATCCTTCACGCCGCCCCAGATGTCTACGACGGTCTTGCCGCCGACCTGTATGCAGACACCGCCACCGCGCTCGTGGGGCTCATCCAGGATGGCGGCGAAGGCTTGGCGGACCGGTTCAAAAGCAGCGTCACATCGTCCTTGTACCTGCATCTCATTGACTCCATTCGATCGAGCGCTGAACTCTAGCCCGTACTGCGCGGTGGGGGCGCCGGTGCCCTGCGCTTGTGCGCACCGTTCGTCCAATGCCCGGCACTCCCACACCCTGCGAGGCTTCTCACGCTTATGCGCGGGCATCCCGTGCAGCAGCCTGGAGAAGCACCATGGACATCGACGAGAACGCACCTGGCAACAGGTCACAGCAGGGCGTTACGCGCACCACCGACAACGAAACCGGTCACGATCCAAGGCGCGAGGCGCCAGAGGTGCCACTGCCGCCTGACGACGAAGCGGCGGTCGAAGAAGACATGACCGATGTGGAGGCCGGCAACTCGGTACTGAGCGAGCATCCCGAGGCAGGAAACCACAGTCGCGACGACCACCCGCATGCGGGCTCGCCATTGCGCGAGCAGGGCGATGGGAGAAAGGAGACGCGCGACGTGCCTGCGAGCGATCCTGAGTCCGGTGCCTGAACCCTCGCCTGGTCAGTAGGTGGCTGTGATCGCCTGAGCCAGCTGCCGATCTGTCATCAAAGGTGGCCGGGCGGTCGCACGATAATGCCGAGACGCCTGCTCGAACTGTGCGCCGCGTATCTGGCCATCCGAGCCAACAAAGGCCAGCGCATCGCTTCTGGCCGACTTGAACAGATCGGGCGCATTGAAGGTCAGCGCGGTGGTGCCCGCCACCAGGATGCTCGGCACGAACGTGGTGTACATCAGCGCCTTATCGAACGGATTGGCGTTTTCGGCAGCCGCAGCGTGGCTGCTGGCCAGGACAAGCAGGGCGGCGCCCAGGGCGTTCCATACGGTCAT